AAACCGTAGCCACGACCGTCGCGACCCCAGCGATCCCGGCCGTAATCATCGTCGTCTTCTGAGCCGCCGTGAACTTCTGGGCACCCGCGAGCTCATCGAGCTTGTCGCCCTGCTTGAGAACCTCATCGCGCACAGACTGCGTATGACGTTCGCATGCCCGCCCGATCGACTCAAGCATCCGCTCGCTACGTATCTGAGCGTCGCTGAGAGCCTTCGCCTGCGCCTCCATGTCTTTCTCATGGCGAGCCGCGAGATCGTCCAGCATGCGGTCGGTCCACTCATTGATCGTCATGGGGAACCCGCGCGGTCGCGAACGGGTCAAAGTGCTGTGCGTCATGCACGATCAAACCTCCTACTGTCCCGGCACACGGAAGCTAACCACTACCAGCTACGGGCTGAGCGTTGCGCAGATACCCGGCCATCGCATCTAGCAGAGCAGGATCATCGCCCGCAACGCCCAGAATCTTATTGCAACGGTTGCAAAGCAGCCCGCGCACAACCCCAGTCGAATGGCAATGATCAACCGACAAGCGCGTCACACGACCCGAGTTTCTACTGCTGATCCAGGTTTCGGGTAGCCCGCATATCCGGCAGACACTGCCCTGCGCCTCGTTCAGAGCCCAATACTCGGCTTCCGTAATGGCGTACTTTGTACGCAGATGATGGTCTAGCGCGCTGGTATAGGTTCCACCCGGGACCTGCAGGTTGTCTGTGTCCAACCCGGCCGCTACAGCCGCTGCACGATAGCCACCAAACTTGCGGTTGTACGAAGATGATGAGGGCATCAGCGGGTCGGCGTTGATCTCCGTACTTGTTGGGGTGTGCCCTAGCTGGAAGGCTTTCTTTTGCATCATGGCGATGAGGTATTCCCTGCTGAGTGGCCTAGCGGGCTCAAGCCCGGCGGCCACAAGAGCTTTGTTCCAACCTCCAAAGCGGACCGCAACGGTGATGGCTGCGGGAACTTCCCTAGCTTCCGGGGTTCTCCCGAGCTGTGCTGCGACGGCGCGAACGCGTTCGAGTAGTACGTCGTCTTCGATGCGAAGCGGCGACCGAGTACGATCCTCTTGCATTCCAACCTCCGATGTTGGGGTGCCATACCCCCGGCGATGTCAGTCGCGCGGGGGTGCTTTATGTCTCCAGTCTACAGCTAGCCGCTCCCGATGACGACACTCAGACGCTCCAACAAAGCCTCATGAGACGTACGCCGCGAATCCAAAGCAACCGTCGCCGCGTTCTCAGCCACGCTATACGTCACCTCAGCAATCCGGCCCTTCCGACCCTGCCCACCCGAATCCGGATCAACCCTGTCAGACAACCGCAACAACTCCCCAGTCCGCAACAACAACTGCTCAGGCGGCACACCAGCCCCCGTCACAATCTCCCGAGCAGCAGCATCGCCCTCCACTCGCACCGTCCCCTTCAACGCTGTCGTCTTATGCGCCGCCAACCACACATCCCCAATCTGGACCCCAAGCTCAGCGGTCAGCGACGCCTTCACCGGCAACACATGCGTACGCCGAAACCCGCGCCGATCAACGAGCGTTGGGGTGGCAGCCGACAACGACAACGAATCGACATACGCGACGTTGCCGTTCGCACGCGTCACGAACAACGTCACGGTCACCCCCGACGTATACGTAGTAGCAGGAGTCCACGTAAGACTCAACGTCTGCCAACTACCAGAGCTATTTGTCGCTGACAGGCTGGCTAGAGCCCAATCAGCCTCAAGATCCCTCCCGAAGTACGCTTGCAACATGAATGGGGAGTTGTACGCGCCAACCCCATAGACACGCATCGTCAACGTGTACGGAACCCCCACCAAAAACGTGCCCGTGAACGTCTCACCCAACACATCGCCGTACAACAACGCGACGCCCGCGCCACGATCCCAACGCCCAGACGCCGGTGACGTATCAAACCGCACGGTATCCCGCGTAATCGAAGACCCCCCAAGTGTTGACCACGACGTGGTGTTAGTCGCAAACGACGGGTTGGTAGGGGCCGGTGATGTGATGGGTTCAGCCACGACCCCCGCCGCCTGAGAAGCCGCGCGCGCCACCGCCAGCTTCTCACCGTTCGCTGCCGTGCCTTCCACAATAACCCGGTTGAAGATCTCCTCACCGCTGTTCGCTGACGCATCCTCAAACGATGAGCCGGGCCAATCCCCAATCTCAACCAGCGCGGTCGACGGCTTAGGCTTGAACACCAATCGCTTGCGCTCATCGATCTTGCAAACATAGTCATGGGCGGCGTTCGCGGCACTAATGACTTCCCTTGGTGTCTTCTCGCCCTCCAACGCGAACTCAGGAAACGCGAACGTCACCGTCCCCCCAGGATCAACCTGCGACCGGTCGGAGCTCAATAGAAGGGTGCCGCGCGTCAAGGCATCCGGAATGATCGTGGTCGCCTTCAGGACCGACACGCCACCAGACTCATACGTCGTATCGGCGTACACATGGATCGATGTGAACTTGACAAACACATCCGTCCCCAGTGTTCCGGCGCCACCCGACAGGTACATGAACACATGGATATACCGGCGTGCGGTCGCGAGCGTCCCGCTTGTTGCCCCTGTCGCACCCGTGTTCAACAAGAAAAAGAATGCCTGATCATATGTGCCCGCTGTGTACGTGTTGTCCGGTGTGTTAGCCGCGATAACGGTCGCGCCGATACCAACGTTGTTGTTGGATGACTCCCAAGTCGTCACGACCCGCTTACCGGTGCATCCCGCCCCCAAGTCAAGGACCGCGCCGACGCGTGCCCCCGCCACCAGTGGAGTACCGGTCGGCCAACCCAGGTACACCCCGCCACCATCGGTGGTGACCTGACCGGCAGCGTTCAGCGCGGTTTGCGCAAGAACAGCGCCACGCAACGCACGTTGATCCTTGTAATCAGCGGTCCTCGTATGCACATACGCGCGGGCGTACACATCATCGTCAAGGTGATACTGCCATCCCTCGCACTGCACATTGACAACCCGCGACGACTGGCTAACCGGGGTTTCAGCGACTCGCCCAGACCACACAAGGACGCCACCAACCTCAATGGTGACGGGTGTGAAAGCACCGATGTCCGGCCACATCGATCCTGGGTCCCGACGTAGGTTGAATGATGCCTTCGATGGTCCCCAGTGATCGGCAGTCAACGATACGTCTTCAGGCCACACACCACGGACCCGGTCGGCGCCAATGGTTTCCCAAACCCCACTAAGTACCTGCACCCGGATAGAGACCGACTTGGTTTGCACTACAGGTAGTCCCTAGGCACAACCCGAACGCTGCCCGCAACAGACGGGTAGGAAATAACCTCCGTTGTTGCGTCTAAAGTTGGGTCATCCGCGACCAGCGAAGACAGCTTCAAAACTAGGTCAACGTCCCCGGGTGGCATTTGAAGCAGACTTCCCCCCAACCCCGAATCCCTGCCCCAAGCGCCACCACCAGACGCGACGCGACCCGACAAGTCATACCGGATCAATTTGACGGTTGCGCTAGTCGCCGCAATGAACTTCGGATATGTCGAATCGTTCGGCTCCGACGAAGGACTCAAAGCTCGTGCCCGAGACGGGACGCAAACGATGTAATCCAAACCAAACTGACCGGTTGACCCCACCGCCCAACTCGCTCCAACCTTCAAGTTGAATTTCAACGGCGAGGAAAGATCAGAAGACATATTTAGCGTTCCAAGCTTCACAAACCGAAACCGTGTCCCCGAGTTCGGCAGTGTCAACAGCTTCCCGGCCGAACCAAACTCAACAGCGAACTGCTCGGCACCAAAGGTCAACCCAGCGAACGGCTGCAACGACAAGAACACGCGAGGCGACACAACAGTACTTGCCAGCTCAACGCGCCCCCAGACCTCCACGGCGATCTCATCAGTTGAGAAATCGTCAGGCGCCAACGTTGAAGGATCAATAGGGATCAGCACCGATGCTGTCCCCGCACCAGCCGTCGTAATCTTCAAGCCGGACCCGCCAAGATAGTTCGCGTCAACCGTGGACACCCACGACGTAGGAGTCCCGGACTCAGCTTGGATGACACCGAACGGCGCGACTGATGACGCCAAAGGTGCCGTTGGTCGACGCGTCCACCCAACCAGCGCCCAGATAGGCGGCGTTGCGCTAGTCACGTTGAGTTGCAGATCTACTAGTGCGGGAGCGGTCCCGACAATAGACCCCAAAGCAATCGTGGCCGGCAACGTGGTAGAGGCAATACTGAGGGTTGAGGTCGCCCGACGTGACAACGGCGCGACCGGTAGCCTGATATCCCCATACATTGACTTGGCACCCAGAAACTGCGCCCACTCATATGTTGGCTGCCACACCGCAGGACCACGCAACTCGTAATACCGACTTGTCGTGGCACCATCAGGCTGCCATTGCAAGTAGAGATCCATTGTCGCAAGTTCCAGCGCCCCGATAGCCGCGTCAAAGTTCGACAGGCACAGATCAGCGGTGGCGCCCGCGACAAGCATCTTCCAGCCGATCTCACCGTTGTCGTGCGTTTCTCCGGTCGCCCTTGATCCACCGTAGCGTCGCTGGGAATCAGCCATCGTCTGTTTGCGTTGCCCAGGCGTGATGTTGAAGCTTCCACGAACCGACTGATAATTCGTGCCATCCGCAAGATCCACAACTGTCGAAGGAGTACCACTCGAACTAAGCCTGACAATGCGACGAATCTCAGCCATGTCAGAGCCCCAAGTTCGTGCGCGGCGACGACACAGACCCCTGCAAACTCATCCCACCAACCGCAGCATCCCCAATTGCCCGCAGCGTAGCCGGATCCCCGGGATGCAACGTATTGATAATGATTCTGGGGCCACCCATCCCAATGTCCCCCGCACCCTTGAACGTCGCCAACCCAAGCCGGTTGATGTCCGACTCACGCTGCGCCACGCGAGCCACCTCACGGGCCTGCTCAAGCTGGGCCTGCACATCCGCGTTCTCATTCGAGGTTGCGGCACCACCAGCAAACGAAGCGACATTCGAGCGGGCCTGCGCAACCCTGTCCGCGACATCCCGGATCGCAGCCGCACCACCACGCGAAGGGTCGCGCTGCACCGCCCCGAGAATCCCCGTCAAAAAGCCCTCAGTAGCAACCGCCGCCGCACGATCATCCTCAGTCCCCGCCGTCAACGCCGCCAGCGACTGAGCTGCTTCAAGGCCCTCCAACGTCGCGCGTTCCTGCTCAGTCATGCCACCCTCAAACGGCGACTTGACCTCCGGTGGCTCGAACGCCTCGCCGGCCACGTCCGCGATCTCGCCCTCCACCCCAGCAAGCTTGCTCTCCAGCTCCGCGGCGAACACAGACCCAGGCTTAGCGAGCTTCAACGCCCGTGCATACTTCGCTTTCAACGTCGCGAGCGTCCCGCCACGCCGCTTCTTCGCAGCCGTCCACGCCCCACTATCACCCAGCTTCGAAGCGGTCGCCATCCGTGTCCTGTCCGTCTCCTGCAACGTGTTCAACCGCTCGATCTCGCGGTTATGCGCCGCAAGAACAATCGACTGCTTCTGCAAGTCCTGCCACTGCTTACGCATCGCCGCCAGCGACTGCAACCCATCGCCACCATCCCGATAGCGACGCTGATCCTTTCGCAACTCCGAAAGCTTGCGTTGCGCAGCACGCTTCGCCGGCCCCTTCTTCGCTGATGCGACCTTGCCTTTCTGCGAACGAATGTCGACGCCGAGATCCCGGACGCGCTCCTTGCGTTTCTGGTAGCTCTCCCGCGCCTTGTCGCGACTCTCATCCAGCTCATCGGAAGGAACGGCCCCGAACTGCACCGCCTGCGGAACCGGTAGGTCCCTGGGCTTCGCGGCACCCTTCTTCTTGGATGCCTTCTTGCCCTTCGCGTACCCACGAATGCCGAACATGTCCATCATCAACCCCAGCGCACGCCCCGACTGCGACGGATCACCAAACGGCACAACATAATCCGTGGGACCAAGACTCAACAGCGTGGGCTCCGACACCACCTGAAACCCCGTGGACGCGCTCCCCACGAGCTCCGGGCCACGGCCCTCCCCCGTCAACGCGACCTCAGACCCACCCGGCCCACGACCCTTCGCGCGGCCCTTCCGCTTCGCCGCCTCAAGAATCTTGTTCGTGGCCGCACCAATCTTGCTGACCGCCGTAGTCGTGACCGTAAGATTGATGTTCTTCGAAGAAGGAATCTGTGCGAGCGCGCCCCGCACACTCCCAATCTTGGAGATCGCATCCGCGTTCTGACCAAGGATCCGAGCGGTCTTCGGATCGATCCCCATCGCCCGCAACTGCTTGATCTTCGCCGCAGCGCTGATGTCCTTCCCAAGGATCCGCATCACCTTGTCGCTCAACCCCATCGCCTGGACACGCTTCAGCGCCGCCGTCGCCTGAGACGCATCCCCCTTGATCCGGATCGTCGGCGACTTCTTCTCGATCCCCCGCAAGTTGTTGGAGATCGAATCGACCACCGAATCGATCTTCTTGCTCGCCGACTCCAACCCCCCGAGATCAATATCAACACCCGGGATGAGGTTCGCGGCCTTCCCCAGCACCAGCAACGCCTTAGCCGCAACATTAATCGGAACAAGCATCGTCAGAGCAGCCGCGCCTACTGCTTTCAGGAGTCCCTTAGCGACCGACAACCCAACTGAAAAGCCTTCAGCGATGGCAGGGCCAGCCTCAACCAGCGAATTGACGATGTCCCCAAGATCCTTGCCCATCTGCTGTAGATCCCCAGATGACGTCATCTCGTTGATGGTGCCCGTCAGTTTCTCTGCACCCTCCGACAACGCCGGCAACAACCCTTCACCTAACGCGATCCCCGCCGTTTCAAGGGACCCCTTCAACTGCTCAATATTGCCGCGCAAGTTGTCCTGCTTCTTATCGGCCACATCCGCGGCGGTGCCCTGCTCCTTCAACCCGTCAAGATAAGCCTGCATCTTCCCCGGCGACGACGCGTACAACGCCAACAGCCCACGCATACCATCCGTACCCGCGATCGTCGCCGCGTTCTTCAATCGCTCCTTGTTCGTCAACCCGCCAAACGCCGCATCCAACGCCTTCGCCATCTGCGGTAGCGGCTTCAAGTTTCCTTGCTGATCCCACAACTCAAGGTTCAGATCCCTCGCAGCCTTCGACTGCTTAGCCGTCGGTGCCGCGAGCTGCGTCAACATCGCCTTCATCGACGTACCAGCATCCGACCCTTTCACGCTGTTATCCGCAAACGCCTCCAACAACGCAACCGTCTCATCCAAGTTCATGCCAGCAGCCTTCGCAGCCGCACCACCCTGCGTCAACGCCATAGCAAAATGCCCAACATCAGCGGTCGTGGCGTTCGCCGCCGTCGCAAGGGCATCAGCGACATGGGTAGCGTCGCCACCCTCAATCTTGAACTGCTTCATCGCATTGACGACCGTCTCGCCAGCCAACGCAAGATCGATCTCACCGGCCGCCGCCAGCCCAACCGCCGCTTTCAACCCACCACTCATGTCCTTGACAGCGAGCCCGCCCTTAGCAAGCTCTACCTGGGCCTTCGCGGCATCCAACGCACTGAACTTCGTAGCGGCGCCAGCATCCATCGCGTCCTTCTTGAAGCCCTTCATGGCTGCCGCACCGGCACCCGTTGTCGCTTTCAGTCGCGACAACTGCTCCTCGAAGTCTGCGGCCAGACTCACGGACTTGCTGATCGCGACGCCGGCCGCCAGCACACCACCGGCGAGTGCCATGGCACCGCCGCGACCGACCGCAGCCATACCACGGCTCATTCGTGACTGGGATCCAGCCATCCGTTTCTCGCTACTCGCCATCGTTGCCGCGGACTTATGCATCGCGCGGTCAAACGCCATGAACCCAGCGGGATTGAAATTGCCGGACAAAACGGCCTGGACTGATCCGGCGCTAAACATCAGACAGGCCGCCTAGCATGCCTAGCTTTCATGCGCTCATTCGCGGCGTGCGACCGGTTATGCGCCACACCAGGCTTGACCTCATCGCCAGCGAGACTCATGCCATGCAACCCCGCGTCAAAGCGACGTTGATCCCGCGCACGCCGATCAATGAGCGCGATGAGCATCACAGCCCGCTCGTAGCTGAGGTCATACTCGATGTCCCGTCGTCCCCACCCGTACTCGGAGGCGAGCCGGTCAACGATGATGGTGCACGAATCAGCCCCAAGCTGCTCGTTGCCTGCTGCACCGCTTGCCAAAGGGCGCGCGGGAACAGGCTCAGTGCCTTTCCCTCGGCGCCCGCAGCCCTACCGAAATGCTCAAACGCCGCGACAGCCCGCGCACGCATCCCACCCGTCCCATCGAGCTCCGCGTACGCCATCGGCTTCACAGCCTCATCCAACGCCCCATCAAGCCCATCGGCCTCACGAGCCGCCATGAACACGTCAGCGGGCATCTCCACAAGCGCAACGAACCGCAGCACCGACGCTAGTGCAGCAGGCGCCGTAGCCACCCCCGCCCGCAACAGAATCTCAACGGGCTCCGGTTCATCGTAGCCCCGCAAATCCGACTCCTGCACCGCGACAGCGACGGACACCGGGTTGAGATCACCGAGGGACGCCATCGCTGACGCCACCTGCGCGGACTCCTGAGCCGTCAACTTCCGTGTCGTGCCCTCCCTGTGTCGGTCACGGTACTCCTGACCCTTCGCGATAAACGTGTCTGTTTGCTCGTCCACGAGCGCTTCGACCAGCTCTATCGCAACGTCGAAGCGAGCAACCGTGACCGGGGGCAGCTTAGGCTTCGCGGGGGCCTTCCGTGGCGCCGGCATCAGACGTACGAGGCTGCATCGCCGGTCTTCGCGATGATCGTGGTAATCGACCCCGCCGTCGCGCGACACCTTCCCCCGAACGTGATCGGCACCTTGCCGCCCTCAGCCCGTGGTCCGATCTCAAAGTCGTTGGGGTCACACACAACCTTTAGCGTGCTCAGCGACAACGACCTGACAGCCGTCCGCGTGTACACGCTGATCATCGGGATCTCAGTCACCGTCGTACTGACAGCCAAACCGTTGCTCATAGTCGTCGTGCCATACAGGATCTGCTGGATGATCGGGATGTCCGTGTCCGTCACAAGCGTCGACATCGAACGTGTGATCTCACCCTTCCCCGGCACGAAACAGATCGGGGCAGCAGAGTCGCCGCGATGCACCTCGATCTTGCGGTCAAGCTCAAACGTCTCCGACTCAACCTCAGGCAACGCAATCGAGTTGACAACGATCGACCCCGTGACCTCATTCCAGTTGAACGGATCGGTTCCCGAATCCGTCGCTACCGGGTCCGTCGTGAACCACGCCGCCGCCTTCATCGCAAAGATGTTCTCCATGACATGCGCAACCTTCTGATCCTGCCCGCACGTCCACGTCAGCTTGTTGATCCGCGCATCCCAGTACGCGTTGCGCCACGGCCCAACCGACGAACCCGCCTTCTGATAGATCGTCTGAAGGTTCCCAAGCGCCGTACTCGTATTGATGGTGTGGGTGTAATCCGACGGCGCCCCCGTCACAACATCCACACCCACAATCGACGCGAACGCAACCCCCGCCGTCTCGATCTGCGCCTGGTACGTCAGCGACCCAACATCCCCACCAACCGTGTCGATGAACATCCCCGGGGAACCCCACGAGTTGCCATCAACGTACTCTTCCATCCCATATTCCTTCGCGGGCCGCAACGCGTCATCCCCGGACTTGCGAAGCATCTTCATCGTCGCAGCATTCGACGGCTCAATCGTGCCAAGCGCAGACTGCTTCGATCGCCACACACCACCGTTTACTGAGTCAAGTGCATTAGTCGCCATAGGTCATCGCTCCTCGTCGCTGCGGTTGGCTGCCTCATCCAGAGCGTCCGTCAACTGCTTGACATGCGACGCAACATCCTTCTTCGTCGGGCGACCCACAAGCTCCCAGTTCCCGGTCTTCAACAACCCCTCAACAACCCTGGCGTCGCGTGTCTCAACCATCCGGCCGCCCTCAACGAACCGTGCCGGCCTGAAGATGTCGAGCGTGGGACTATGCGTGATCCGTAGCGCCTGGACGCCCTCACCGACCTCCTGCGTCCCGTCGGGCATGTCAACCATCTGCGGGACCGCGATAACCATCCCGATGTCCACGAGAGGTTCTAGGTTGCCGTTCGCGGACACACCGATCGTGTCAAGCAGCTTCAGCCACGTCGTGTCTGTGTCGCCTTCGACGGGCTGATGGACCGTGACCGCTGGGGCCGGGTCCTTGACCGTCTCTAGGTCAGCAGCAGCGACTTCGCCACTGTCTGGGGTTTCTGCATGCATGAGGGCGCCCTCCATTGAGCGTCGAGAAGTAGCCGCGCGTCCCATGACGAACGGGTCTAGCAGGCACCGGGCTCCGCGCCCAGTGGTTACGGCAAGGTCAAACCGGACAGGATCTTGCGGCGCACTGAGAACCGGTAGGAAGCGATCCTGTCGTACGTGACGTGTGGGTTATCGCTCGAAGCGCTCTCCACCGACGGCAACGGCTGATCCCCACGCCACTCATACGACGACTCCACAAGCAAACTATTCATCATCCACTGACGGCGCCCACCGTGAGCATCGAACGGCACCAACAGCCGCTTGATCGCGCGCTGAACCAGCTTCCCCGGCCCAGGCTGCCGCGACCGCACCGTCACATCCACGATCGTGCCCTCAACCCACGCCATCAACCCCTGATCCGGGCCCGGCAACGTGTCGTTCAACGTGACGGTGATGTTCTCCCCCGCCCGCGGCAACGCAGCACCATCACGAGGCATCAACCAGATCGACGGGACCGACGTGCTCGGCGCAACCGACGGGCGCTGCCCGATACCTTGCGCAACGAGATACGCCGCGAGCTCCTCGACCAACACAAGCTCAGCCATCTAAAACTGATCCTTCGACGCTTTAGCCATCGCCTCGGCATACAACGGAGCGTTCTCAAGCAGCGCACGTTCCATGTACTTGAAGGCAGGCACGCCCCTACTCGTTCCCTCATGCACGGGTATCGCATACTCGTCGGCCTCACCGCCCGTCGACACAACAGCCTCAACTCGAAACCCGGACTGCGTCACCGACGCGACATGCTGACTTGCCGACAACGTCCCCGTATCAACCGGCGTATACGCTTGGCTCTTCGCGACAAGGTCCTCAGCGCATTCCGTCGTCGCCTCAAGCACCGCAGCGCGACCCTTCGACAACAAAACCCCTAGCCCCACATACATGTAGCGTCCCATCACGGCACAACCGGTGGCTCAGGCTCAGGCGGTGGTTCCACCACCGCCACCGTCGTCTTCACCGAAGCCGTGAACTGCCGCTCAACCGGCAACACCAAATACTCCCCCGGCTCCGGTGGACCAACCGCCCGAAACGCCATCGCAGGCTTCGCGACCGTGAAACGCCCCAACTCCACCCACACCCGTTGAGAACCCGTCGCACTAGTCGTATGCAGCACAATGAAATCAGGCACGGGACACTCCTCCGGCTAGTTCACGACGCAACCGCTCAACCCGCACCGCGAACGGCGACAACGTACACGTACAGCGCGGATGTACCGGTGGAGTTGGCCCCGTCATCGTTGCCTCACCCTCATAATCGCGGCCGTTTCCGGCAAGATCAACAAGGCGCCCAGAGTACTGCTGGCACACCGCGCATGCGCTCGCGCTCACAAGGAACCGCGCGAGCGTAACCCCATGCGACACCATCCGATCAATACTGCCCTGCACCACAGCCTCACGCGTCGTCGTCCTGACAACCATGCTTGAGTACCGGTCCAGGCCCCAATGCCGCCCCGCGCTATCCACGAACCCCGGGCCACCCACCAACCCGCGAACCATCCGATCCTTCATAAGATCCGCCGCCATCCTGCGCGCCGCAGTGCGAGGCGAACCATCAACACCCAACACAGCACGCGTCGCAGCCATCCTCCCAGCCTTCGCGTACACATCCGCTACCTGCCGGCCAACCCGAACCCGAGCGTCCCGTAGCGACGCCTCAGCGGAGTCCTGCAACACACTAATAGCCTCACGGCTGATACCAACAAACGCGCCCGGGACCTCACGGGCACCCGCCACACCAGCCGCTAGCTGCCCCGCCTTCTTCGCGGACTGCTCATACGCCTCAGCAACCAACCGGCGCACCGTAGGGTCAACATACCCGCCGAGCTGATCCAGGATCGCCGTTACCCGCGCGAGCTGAAGCAACCTCATCCGCCGCGACCGCAGATCGCCTTCCCGCAACGCAAGCTTGACTTGCAACGCGATCTCCCGCTGAGCAGCCGCCACCGTCCGGTCAAACTCGCTCAGGCGCCGCTCATAGGGAAACTCAACGGTCGCCATCAACCATCCTGATCCGGATCGATAAGTGCTTGATACGCGCGAGCGGTCAACCCCAAGGCAAGAACGTTCCGGTCATCCGTGACGCGAAGACCAACAGCACTAGCCGTATCACCCTCAGCATCGGTATACGCGATCTCATAGACCGTCATGGCAGCCACCACCCGGGCATCAGCCCCTAGTCGGCCTGTACGTTCGTCGTCTTCAAGATCAGCCATCACGCAAGCAGCGACAACACCGATCTCCGTCGTGTCGAGACTCACGCAGCACGCCCATCACTCAACGTCAGCAACACGCTATTCAACGTCTGATCAGACTCATGCTCAATCCCCACGATCGTCCACCGCAACGTCGAAGCCGTAGCCTGCCGCCTGTCCTCCACAACCACCGTAGAAGCAGCCCAGTCCGCCCCCGACCGCAACTGAGCAACAGGGGCACCCGCCTCATCGAACACCCTGAGCTTCGTCGCCTTGACCTGCACCTGGACGCCACCCGACAACTCCTCATGATCCACCACGAGTAGAAACGCCACCGCCGACCCGGACCAAGCAACCACCGGTGTCCCAGGATCCCCACTGTCACCCAACGTGCCCGGTGTAGCAATCTGCGTCACCCGAGCATTCGAAACCCCTGCCATCGTGTCATGCAACAACGCGATGTCGCCAGCCGACAACAAACTCATGACGGCGGCAAATCCGAATCCCAGTAGCCATGCCTGACCCGACCGTTCCGTGGATCCGCGACATCAGCGTCCCGCGACGACAGGTCATCCGCGACCGCATCGGCCTTCGTCACGATCACCACGCTCAACCCGCCGCTCGCTCGCTGCCGCAACGCCTTAGCCATCTTCAGGTACGCAGCGGACTTCTGGGACCGCTTGAAACTCTTCGATTCGTTCGCGTCAAAATCAAACTCGCGGGCAAACCGAACCGCCAAGATGTCACACAAGTCAGCGGCCGCCAGCAACACATCATCGCCACGCAACGCAACCTTAACCGCGATCTCCTCATCAGCGAACAACGGCGCCGACGAATCCGTGTCCCCAATCTCAAGGCGAACACGCGCCAACGCCGACGACAGCGACCCAACGTTATACGTGAACGTCACGGCTTCAACAACGCGTAGATCATGCCGCTATCAGTCGTCAGCGACCCAGCAGCAACCGACGCCGGCAGATCCGCTTGCCCCGTCGTTGTCGTCGCCTTCCGCGGCCTACCATGCGTTGGTGCAGACAACACCGTGCCCGCCATAAGCTGAGCCGGGACCGTTGGTGCAGCAGCCGCCGTCACAACCAACACACCCAACACGTACCACGAGCCGGCGACCTTCGCAAACGGCGCGCTGAAATCCTTTGGGTACTCCTCATTACCAGCCGCATAGATCCCCGTGTCATTTGGTGTCGCCGTCAGCAACTCAGCCAGCGACCACAACGCAGGATCCGCGCTACTAGTATCCGGACGCCAAATCCCACACCTCACAAGCGTCGGAGTGGCACCCGCCGCCCCAACACTCGGTAGCACCACGCTATTGATCAGCTCCGTCTGACGCGCGACACGCCACACACACCGCAAGGTGCCAGAGGTCTGCGTCCGCGAACTCTGCGCATCCTGCGCCGCGACCGTCTCCTCCCCAACCAAAGGCATCGGGAACGGATGGGCACTCGACGCCAACCGCTCAAACCCAACGATCGATGAACGCCGCACATCCATCAGGACGGCACCCCATACACAAACGTCACGCCATCCCCACTCACCGTTGCGTCCAAGCCAACCTCAGCAAGATCATCCACCTGATCAGCGCGCCCCAACGTCAACGTGTCCCCCGCGCTCAACGGCACACCGCGACGCGTGGCAAGCGCCGCGACAACCGTCCCGACGCCACCAACCACAACAACACCCGTGTTGTCCGTCTCCGCTGTGATCGCGACCGACGACACCGACACCGACGTAGCCGACAACGCCACGCTCGTCCCAGCCGTCGTCACAACCCTGCGTCCATCAGCAAGAGCCCCCATCAGTCCGTGTCCTTCGGTCGCACCCGATCACCGTCACGTACCGCGCCGCACTGACACGTCTGCACAAGATGCGTGTTCGCTCGGTCACAAACCGGGCACCACCACGCCCGAGCATCCCTGCGCACAATCGCGTACCGGTCAGCGACCGGCTGCCCCTCGCTCTCAAGGCGCTCACGGAGCTCGTTCTTCGACCCAGCGCCAGACAACCCCTGACGCTTCGCCTCAGCCCGCAACTCCTGGATCGTTGCATCAGGATCTATTTGCATGCGTCCTCCTCAAGCCACGGCAACGCCGGGACCACAATCATCGACGTGCGACGCAACCCACCAACCCGAAGATCGATGCGTTGCTGACGCTCCGCGGCCTGCGCCTCACCGACACCCGTCTCAGGGTGCCGGTGCTCATAGCGCTCAGCATCCGACAACACAGGACCTAAGTCCCAAACGCGGCCCAGAACACAGTCGTGTCCTCAGTCGCAGCCGTCGCGTCGTCCTGCCAGATAGCGATCGTGATCGTTCCCGCCGTCTCATGCTTCGTCACGCTAACAGCGAAAACGTCACCGGCGGTCGCCCCAGGATCCTCACCAAGCGATACCTGGGCTGACACCACCGTCGCCAAACCGGTCACGACATCCAGTGTCGCGCCCGTAACAGCAGCCTCTCCCGCCGCAACCCGAGGGGTCGCGGAAGGAGTGCTGACCAGGGCCTCACCATTCGCTCCGGTGACACCCCCGGGGAACCTAGTAGCGCCCATCAGCTAGGACGGGTTGTTGCCGTAGATCCAACGCCAGTCATCCCAACCGCGAGACCAACGCGCGTACCCAACCCACTCCCCAATCATCGTGTCCTTGTTCATCTCGCCCATGAACTGCGGCAACACCCGGTCAAGCCAGATCAGATGGTCAGCCTTCAGCCCCGAATCGATCATGAACCACGCGTTCGAGTCCGTGAGATAATCCCACACGATCAGGTTGTAACGACCCTTGTTGACGTTGATCGTGTTGTTCGCCGAATCCGGATCAAGGTCACCGCTGATGATCTTCAGCGCCGTCTCCTCAAGCTCCGGGGGCACCAAGAGAGTGTCCGGGTGCACAGCCATCAGGTCGCCATTCTCGTCCGTGAAGTTCCGCATGCGGTTCTTCGTCTCAACAACATTGTCAGACGTGAGCGCCAACGTACCCTCGTTACCCTGCGTCCCAGCGTTCGATGGCGACAACGGATGCGCCGTCGATACCAGACCGACGCCATCGGCGCCCGTCAAGCTGAACCCAGCCGTATCGACACCCGTGTCCGTGAACGCGTTGATGAAGACCTCAGCTGCGCTCTTCTCCCGAAACAACGCAGCCGACGCGCCAAGCGCCGCAGCCATCTGCGAAATCTGCTTCGGGATTGGGGCACCCGGATACATGTTGTCTTCCATCAGCTTGCGCTTCGCGCTCATGCCCTTAGCGAACTCGCGATGCTCAAGGCGTGTCTTGAAGCCAATCTCCGGAGCGTCGTACGGCACGCGGCCCGTGACCTCAAACTGGTTCCAACCAGTCGACCCGAGATCCCCAACGCCCTGGAAGTCCTCATAGGCGCGCTGCGACGTATCTGTCGGGAAGATCTGGGTACGTTTATGCAGCTCCTCAGAACCACGCAAACGCGTGCGGAACACCTTACGGAGCCCCGGTGTCAGTAGTGCAGCCCAATTCTCGCTGACCATCGGTGCAGACATCAGTCAGCCTCCCTTACTGGGCCTTGTTGTCATGGTGCTTGCCCACATTGATGCGGACCAGCGTTTCCTCAGTCGCCAGCGACTGCGCGGCAACCACGAACTCCTTGTTCGAACTCGTCGCGACCGTCTGAGCACCCGTCGCACCAGCAATATCCAAAGTGGCACCCATCACCCTCGCGTTAGCGTCCGTGATGCCATACACCGCGTCAGCGTCCCGAATAAACCGGATGTCCGTCGTTGAATCCGTCGCCGCACCAGTCGGGCCGAGACACACACCCAACAGATTCGTGTCTCCCGTCGCAGCGAGATCAACCTCACCCGTTTCCAGGTTCAGCATGTCGCCCTCAGTCAACGTCTCCGTGTCCTTGGACTTCAGGACCTGCACCGTCGGGGGATCACCGCACAAGCGGTACCGAAACTTGAAACCAGCCATAGAGCCGGCCCTCCTCTTGATCTAGCGGAGCGGCCCCATGGCCCTCCTGATTGGTTACGTCTTGACTGGATCCGGGTTGTAACCCGGATCCTTCTCCGCCGCATACTCCTCCGGCGTCATATCGAACGACTTAGCGATCGCAAGCTCCTCAGCCGTCAAGCTCGGAGCCCGATCGCGGTCACCGCCGCCACCGCCACCATCAATGTTCGCCGCAGTGGGCTTAGAGCCCTTGAACATGGCTTCGCCGAACTCAGCCTTCGCGGCCGTCATCGCAGCATCCAGGTTCTTCGGCTCATCATCGTCGCTGTACTCAACGCCATCGAGCAGGCGCACAGCGGCCTTCACGTTCCCTACACCAGCCTCACTCAACGCTGCCATGAGGTTCGCTCGACGCAGCTTGTCCGTCGCGGACGCAGCCAACGCCTTACCCTCCTCAGCTTCCTTCTTCAACCGCTCCGTCTCCGACAGGCTCGCCTTCTCGATCTCGTCAAGCTTGGCTTGAGCCTCCCTCGCGGCCCTCTCCGCTTCCTTGCGGCCCTTACGCTCCGCGTCCAGCGCGGCCTTACCAGCATCACCCAACGCTGCCTTGGCGGCCTCATCGGCCCTTGCCTTCTCAGCAGCGGCTTCCGTCTCCTTAGCGGCTTTCTCCGCGGTTGCTTTCGCAGCCGCTTCCTCTTCAGGGGTAGGCATCGCGCCTTCCTCTCATCATAAGCCCAGGCATCGCACCCAAGCGGTTTACAAGCTTTTAGTCCCCTACGGACAACTGACGCAACCCAGGTGCCAAGACAGGCGTATCAGGGGCCTCCAACACCCGCTGCGCCGCCTCCTGCTCCGGGTCATAACCAAGCTCCCTGAGCAACGTCGCGTTAGACACCCCCAGCTCAGACTTGATCAGCGCGTTCTGCGCCTCCACAGCCTCATCGCGTGTCTCAGCGCTATCCCACACCACCGTAACCTGCTGGCTGGGATCAAACTCAAAACCGACATCGCCATGCACCGCCGCCAACCGCAAACACAACGACTGCACCCGAGCCCAACTGTTCCCCAACGACGGCTGACGATCAACAGCCTTCTTGACCGCACCCGCGTCATACGTCTTCAAGCTCTCCCCCGACGGCAACGACCCAGTCAACATCACGCTATGCAACGGCGTGTCCGTAAACGCACTGAAGCGCTGCAACGTCCCCTTGACCGGATCCAACAGCTTCGCCGGATCAGCGGCCGGCAGCAACCCAAACGACGCTGACTCATTCGGCGACCTCAAAATATCCCCAACCGCCAGCTTCAGCGTGTCCGCCTCCGCGATCCCCGTCGCCGTGATGATCTGCCAACCCTGTTGATCCATCACCGTGAACAAATCCAACACGTTCTTCGTGTGCTCCTCCTGATACGGAATCGCTGCCCGCACCTCAGACCGCCCGTAGCAATCCCCCAAAGCCTTGTTGCGGAAGTGGACGACCGGCACCCCCAACGGCTCACCCATCCCATCAACCCACGGCACCGGCCACAACTCCCCCTCCTCCGTCCAGCGACCCCACACATCACCGTCCCGGTCAGCGCTAAACCACTTCTCAACCCGATCCGGGTAATACAGATTCAGCCGCCAAATCAACATGCGCCCCGGATTCAACATCCCCGGTGCCGTCGAAGCCCACTTCTTCACAGCGTACGCGGGCTCAGCCAACGGCCCCGCATCCTCGTCATACACCATCTTGATCTTCCCCGGATGGTTATACCGGTAGCGTGGCAACCCAGCCTGCGGGTCCCAGTCCACGATCACGAAGCAATCAGCAAGCATCGCCGTCCGCGTATGAATCACGCCCTGCAACTCATCGCCACCACTATGCGGAAACACCGTCGTTGACAGCCAAGCCGACGCGTCCTCGTTGTCCTCCACCTGGAACCCCTCGACATGCAACCTTTGCGCGAGCTTGTCCACAACCGGTGCGCAGATGTTCTCCGCGAACGTCACGCCCGCCCGCTGCAAATACAACCGCTGCCTGTCGGAAAGGTATTGCTGGCGCCGGCCATCGTAGTAGTCCTCGTACAACCGGTACCCATCAACCCGTTCGGACCCAAGATCAGCGCAACCCCGGATGAAGTCCTGCTCATCCCCCTTGACGATGTCGGGCTGCCCATTGAAGACGCGCTGTATCGCTGCTGTGACCGCCATACGCGCCTCCTAAGCCTTATCCACGAACTGCTCGCCCACCAACGTCAGGTTCCCAGCCTGCCGCACCGGTGGGGTATGCGACGGCAACCTGCTCTCCGTCCTCACGCCACCCGCACTCGAAAGCACAGCGAACCCACCCGACAACGCATCGATGTGATCGTCATGCGTGCCATGCGGAAACTGCTCCGCCTCCCACAAAAACCCCTCAACCCACGGGCCCCTAACAAGACTCACGTTCCCAGCCTCAGCCTGCGCCGACACCGGATCAGCGCGGACCACCTTAGACCCAGACTCCCGATACCCACGCGCCGCAAACCCACGCAGCACAGTACGAACATAATGATCAACCACGATCTTCCCGGCAGCCCCAGGATCCTGAGCAAGCCACACCGGGACATCCTTGCCATCACGCACAGCCGTCGACCGGATCAACGACTCCACCCCGTACGGAGTGGCACGCACCCGCTGCATATCAGCCACGACATAGCGACCCGCTGGCGTCAACCCAACCTTCGCACCCACAGCCCAGTCAGGATCATTAGTTCCCTGCTGCTCCGTCGCCGCGAAATCCCAGAACCGCACCCACCGCACCTTGTGCGCATCATCAAGCGGCGCGACCTCAAGAACCGGAAACCACTCCCGCTTGAACATTCCGCCGCCCTCAGGCACCGGGCGGCCCTGATACATCGCTGACCACCAATACGACCCAACCGTCCGCTTGGTCTGCTCAAGCTGCGCCAACCCATACCGGCCGGGCCACAACGCATCACCCACATTGCGTCCCAATGGATCGTTGCCCTCCGCTATCGCGGGCAACCGCACCTCGATGAACGGCTCCTCAACCTCATCCGCGCCACGCGACAGCAGGTAGCCACCCAGGTCGCCCTCATGCCATCGCGTCATCAGCACGATCACGACGGCCCCGGGATGCAATCGAGTGGCAGCAGTTGATTGCCACCAGTCGATGTGTTTCTTGCGGATGACTGCTGACCGTGCCTCCTCAGCGTTCTTGACCGGGTCATCGATGATGAGCAGATCGGCGCCCATCCCCGTGAACCGGCCACCGATACCACTCGCGGCCATCACGCCCCCAGCACTCGTGTACCACCGATCCGCAGCGCGTGCATCCGAACGCACCTGCACGCCATACAACCCCGCTCCATGCTCCTCAAGAAGGTCCCTTGCCTTACGCCCCCACGTCTGCGCAAACGACGCTTCGTAGCTGGCCAGCATCACCTGCCGCTCAGGAAACATCCCCAAATACCAAGCCGGTGTCCGATGACTGATGAGCTCGCTCTTGCCATGCCGCGGCGGGCACTCCACCACCACGAACCGGGGGCCACGGCCAGCGACCGCGTCCACGATGACCTCGTCAATGAAATCCAGGTGCGGCGCCAACACCCACCGGCCATTGCTTGTCGCTACAGCCAGCCCCCCGGGGCTAGTCGCTGCTAGAAGGCGCTGCTCGTCGGAGTAGATCACGCGCCTCCCTAGCAAAGTCTGCGTCCGTGATGATGCTCGTACTGACCGTCTCAACCTTCCCCGCGTGCTCCACCTTGATGTTGTCGCGGTACTTCTCCGGGCGACGAGCCTTGAGCATGAAGATCAACAGCGTGTCCGAGTACTTCTTCACGTCCGTAACGTGCTTCCCAGCGGACACAAGGGGCTCAACAGTGCCCTCCACACCGCGACGAAACGCCTCGCGCTCCATCGCCTCCGTAGTCGCCTCCTCGATATCAGCCCACGCCAGCGCGAACGCCTCATCCTTCTGGCGCCACTCGTACGCCGTGGTACGACCAACCCCAGCGGTCTTACAAGCCGCAACGACCGTGCCCCGCTTCTCAAACGCCTCAAGCCATGCGCCTTTTAAGGTGTTCGGCTCACCGTTCGCTGCCGGCTGGTTGGTCATGGTTAGAAGTTGGTGATGACGTAGGCGATGGACAGGAGGATGATGGCTGCGTCGCGTCCGAGGGCTAGGGCTCGGTCGATGGTCATGGCTCAGTCCTCCTTGCGTGCGTTTGTGGGCATCAGCGTGTGGCGTCTAGTGTGAGGAGGAACCAGCGTGTCTCGCCGTTGATGGCGATGTGGGCGGCGTTGCACCACCCAACTACCGGGAGTTGATGGGCGCATGGGTTGATGCCGATGATGCGTTGCCCGTCTTGGTGTTCCCAGAGCGGGCAGGTGTGTACGGCCAGCATGATCACGGTGTGGTCTCCTGGGCGCGACCGATGACGAACCCTACGGCTAGCGTTACGAGGGCTAGGCTGAACATGCCGGCTTGGTTTGTGCGGCTGTTCATGAGGGCGGCGAGGGTGAGTGCTACGAGGATGCATGCCAGGATGACGTAGCAGGTGAGCGGTGTGAGGTGGTGCTTCATGGTGCGTCGTGACTGGGCATAGCTAGCCAGACCAATGGGGCTACACGTTTCGTAACCATCTCCCTGAAGAGGAAATGATCGTCCGCCTCGCGGGCCTCGCGGTCTGTGATCCGCGCTTCTAGGCAGCCATTCACGCGGTAATGCATGGTGTGGTCGCCGAACTGCTCCCACATCTCAAGGCTGGTTATAGCTCCCCGTCCTTTCACGCCGCGACTCGCGCCTACCTGCCGCAACCCCATGTCGTTGGGGTGATCTGACTTGGGCGTGCGGCCAGTATAAGGACCTGTTGGACGGAACGGCCCGATATGGACCAATGTTCTACTACTCGGTGCGATGTGGCGAAGGAGGACCCGCCGAGAAGAACTCCGCGACCGCTCGCTCGCAATACCCCACTACAAAATGGATCTCGCGCTGCCCTAACTCCAAGCTTTCGATTGGCTCTCCCGCCAGAATGCGATCCCCAATGTCGCACAGACGTTCTATGTCGTCCTCTGACTCAGACATCCCTCATGCGCTCTTGCGGAACATCTCTAGCCGCTGATTGCGTTTCGCTTGGCGTTTCGCGGCGTGCTGGTTGCGGAAGCGGTCGCGCTGCTCAACCGCACCAGCCTCAGCCGCCTTCGCGTACCCCTCAACCACACTGTCCGGAACCACCTCAAGGTCATCGACCGCCTTGCCCCTGCGGGCGGTGTACTCGCCGCGATCGGTGTACCCATGCAAGATGTCGAACTGGGACGCTAGGAACCTGGGTTCGTCAACAACGACGCTGAACACGATGATCTGCACGAGGGTACGTGCATGCCTCGTATCGAACCTTGCGGCTAGTGCATGGTCCTCAATGCCCTCGGGTTGCTTCGCTACCCAGCGCTGATCGACCCTGCGGACAAACGCGGCCTTGAGCTCGGTGGTGGTGCGGTATCCCTCACGCCTCGCGTCATCGAACGTCACTGCACCGGCCGGCAACACGATCCCCGACAGAACGTGGATGCGGCACGCCGCGGCCTTCCCCCGCACTTGCACCGGGTAGTCATGCCCGGTCTTCAGCGCGGTCCCGGCGTGGCGGTACTGCGTGACGCGGCCCGCAGCTATCGCCCTTGCGGTCTTCGGATCAACGATCAAGCGGCCTCCTTGCCCGATGGGTGTGTGGCAGTGCTCACTTTACGGGAGTGTTCGGCCGTATCACGGGGTACCATCCAACACGCGAGGTAGGGGTAACGCATCTTCCCTCGCCCACCGCGGCCCGGCAACGTCGTCTTCCCCTTCGACTAGCCGGGCCGCGCACCGTTCTACACCAGGGCTGCAACGACCACGACGACACCCACGACGGTGCCAGCGACCAGCACGAGCACTGCTATCGCTGCGAGGGCATGCCCAACGTCCCTCAGGTACCGTGCGGTGCCCTCACGAGTCAGCCCCGACGTCATTGTCTAGGTAGAGTTATCGCTCGCACAAGCTGGACATGTCATCCGGCGCCCATGAACCTCAAGACCGCTTCGATGATGTCTTGCGCAAGAATGAGGAACCTCATGGGACGTCTCCTTAGCCGATGGTCCCACGACCCTAGCGCGAACCGCTACGAAACGGCAGCCAGCTTGGGCTTGGGTGCGTACTCGGCGACCATCGCCTCGATGTCCTCATCCTCAACGAACGCTGCCCTAACCCTGACCGCGTCGCGTTCGGTGTTCTTCAACACGTAGCACACCCCGGGCAGCTCAACCGGGATCTCATGGCACCGCGCGCCCCGGTCCTCAGCGCCCTTCCCCAACACCATGATCGTCTCATCAGCCGTATCCAACCGCGCCCCAATCTTGACGGGGAACGCGCGACGCATCGGCAACGCCTCAACCCGCGGATCCGTCACAGCACCAACCACGATCACCCCGGCAGCCCTGCCCTTCCTGAGCAAATGCCCAAGAGACGCGTGGATACTCATCCACAGATCCTTCGGCTTGCCGCGTGGGTCGGTCAAGTCAACCATCTCATCGATGACCACGAGCATCAGTGGCATGTCCTTCGTCGGGACATGCTTGCGCAACCCCTGCACCCGCAGCTTACGCATCTGCTTGCGCATCATCGTCACGGCATCCGCGAGCATCTCAGCTATGTCCTCAATCTCGCCATCCTCATAGCGAGCGAACATCGCCTTAAGGTCCCGGAACTCCATGCCTTCCTTGGGATCGATGCCCCACACGATCACGCGGCCATCGTGGATCACTGGTGCAAGGGACCGCACAAGCTGCTGAAGAACCCCGCTCTTTCCTGAGCCTGTCTGGCCGGCGAGGAGGATGTGCAACGCAAGGTCGATCGTCCACGGCTCCCCCGTCTCCGTCGCACCCACCGGCACCGCACGAAAATCAATGTCATCCGAACTCGCAGGGATCGGCAACGCAGGGATCGTCTCAGCCAACGGATCAGGGCCATACGCGAACTCCAACCGCACACCCTTCGGATGCCTGTACACACGGCAACCCTCAGCCCCAAAGTCCGACGCAAGAGCATCAGCCACCCGCTCGTAATCCTCGTTAGTCTGCGACAGCAACCGCTTCACGATCACCGTGTCACCGAACTGATGGCACCGAACCCGCCAAATCTGCGGATACACATCCAGGCCGTTGTCGATGACCTCGCTGAGCCGGTTCAACGCCATGACGTTGACCCACCTGCGCTCATACCGCCACCAACGCCGCCAATCCGCCCGCAACGGCTTGGCTACCCACCGACGAAACGACGAACGCGCAACCAGCCACCAGAAACCCAACACGGGAGGCAGCACGTAAAACGGCAACGCCGACGCTGTACGGAACCCAAACACAGCCGTCAGCAGGATCAGCAGGGCAAGAGCAGCGAACACCTTGGGATGCCGCCGCACCCACCTGTACACCCACACCACTCCGGCCGTGCAGCCCTGCGCGAACAGCACGAACCACGACCAATGCGGAATGATCTTCAACGCCGTTCCCGTCCCTCAAGACCGTTCAGTTGACTAGCCATATCGCGAGCCTTCATGCGCGCCTCAGCCAACCGTTCGTCAGCGTCATCAGCGGCTAGGTTCACAATCGCGACACGCGCCTCATCGCAAACGCTGGACCACCGCCAGCGCACAACCCGCACGACAGCCTGCCCATGTTCAAGCCGCACATGAACCCGTAGCTTGCGCCTCATCGCTCACGCTCCGCCTCAACCTCAGCACGCCGCGCAACATCAGCAGCCCGCGCACACTCCCCAGCAGCCCGCACCGCCCCACGCACATCAGCCTGACGCGCCGCACCCAACGCCCGCCGCTCAAACCCCCTAGCCATCCGAGCAGCACGCCGAGCCTCCTCAACCGCCCGCTCAACCGGCAACCGGTGCTCCTCCCCACGCTTAGCAACCTTCCATAACGCACGCTCAGCACGATCCACCGAACCCTCCGCGTCACGCAACGACGCCGTAGCCGCACGGCCCGCAGCTCGTGCCTTCCGGGCAGCCTCAATGTTGCGGTCCTGCCGGCGCTCCGCGATCCCCCGCTGAAAACTCACGAGCGCGCAGCCACCAACCGGAAACGCTGCCCCCTGCAAAACCCCTCAACCGCCCGACGAACCCGCACAGCCACCCGCCCCGTGTCATACACCAACACATCCCCAGTCCGCTCGCCGCCCTTCACAAGCACCCGCGGCCACCCCTGACGTCGCGCATACCGAACCGTCCCCGGAGACACGCACACTAGCCGCACCTGCCGATCCGGATGGCAACCCGCGGACGGCAACGACGCACGATGCTCACGCGCCGCATGCACCAACCCCCAATACGACCCACCAACCAACACCACCAAGAAAACAACGCCCCTCATCGCAACCAAGGCGGAGCCTCAACCTGCACCCCCAACAACCCCGACTGAACTACCAACACCACCGCTAGAAGCAGCATCGCCACCCCGAACACATAGGCCACGAGACGCATCGGATGCGGCCAACGACCCGCCGGCTCAGGCTCAGCCCACCAATCCCGCCCCTCCCTAACCGGCGCCTCATACACATGGCGGATCACCACCTCACGCGGCACATCCCGAAACCACGGCTCCAACGAATCCACCGGCACCGGACGACCAACCGCCCGCTCCAACACCTCCAACTCCTCACGACGCACCCGCTGCAAATCCCGACTCATCGCCCCTGCCCCAACACCCGACGCCACACACGCACCACACGAGACGGCGGATATTCAGCCCCAGGCACCCCACCCCGGCAATCCAACGAATCCAAACCACAAGACCGCGTCTCGTTAGGCGGTCGAAGACCTGAGCCTAACGGACCCGCGGGACTTCTGGCAACCCACCGGTTGCGTTTGGGTATGTCTAGGTTCATGTTCTTGCCTCCTCCGTTACGTGCCATCCCCATTTGACGCCTCTGAGGATGCATGACGCGTGCACTCGGCTGATGCTGTAGACAGGTGCTATCTCAGTCGGGGTTTGGCCAGCTTGTCCGCGTCGTCTGATGTCGTCTACGTCGGCTGTTGTGAGTTTGGTCGCGCGCGACGGGTGACGAGCGCCTTGGGCTGTTCTTCCGTGGGCTGTCCGGTCAGCGGCGTTCTCGGTTGGTGTGCCCCACTTGAGGTTTGACAGATGGTTGTTCAGGGGGTTGCCGTCGAGATGTCTGCTGTACATTCCTTCTGGTCGTGGGCCGGCGAAGGCGCGAAGCACTAGGACGTGAGTTGCGCGTGAGTGCCCTACTCCCACTCGGTAGTAGCCTTGCGCCCCGATGTACTGCTTGAGGACGTAGCCGGTTCGGGTGTTGCGGACTTGTCCGCGGTCACTGGCTTCGTAGCGGCCTTCGAAGCCTGGTACAGCTCGCCAGCGTTCGTCCGTCATCGCTTTCCTTTCGTGAGGGTGCATACGCCGCATTTGCAGGACTGGGGGTGCGCTCGAAGCGAGACTGAGTGTTCGGTAGGCGCCGTTTCCTTCACGGGCCCGGACCCTCTCGGAGTGGTTGCCGTGGGGGTGTCTCCGGGCCCGTGACCGCTCAGTCTCGCTTCCAACGCGCCGGTCTGGGTGCTGAGGGGTGCTAGCACGGTTTCGAGGGTGCGTCTGATCCATCGTTCCCTTGGGATGTCGCCGGCTGCTTTGTCGATGAGGGCGGCTAGTTCGTCGGGTAGGCGTAGCGCGATTTGCTTCATGGCCGTGATGATATCAGTGGAGGTCGACGGATATCGGGGTTGTGTTCTCCTAGTTCGTGGTTGGTCGTACCCTTCGTGACCCCACCTCGGAGGTATTCGCCATGGCAACCGTTCCGCCCGCACCCCCTAAACCAGCGCCTGAGCCAACGATCAAGGTTCCGAAGCTCGGCAGGCTGCAACGAAACGCCCTCAACGGTGCCGTCGAAAGCACGGTGGAGTGGCTTGAGGCGAACGGGGCGGCGGTTGTGTTTCAGGGGCACAAGGTGATCCGGGTGTGGGTTGAGCCGGTGGTGCCGTGGTTGCATAAGGGTGTTGATGATGGGTTGGCGTGGGTTATCGCGAAGCTCGCGACACTAAAGTTCTAGCCCGCGTCGGGAACGGTTTTCCAGATGCGACGTTCGATCACTTGCTGGATCAGACTTGGGGATACATCATTGGCCAGCGCGAGCGTTCGGTAGGACTCCCCGCCAGCCGCGTACTTCGCTCGGATTCGACGCACGCGACCTTCGTCTAGCTTGGTGTTCGTCCGGCGGGAGGGCCTTCGTCCTTTGGCCGCCATATCGTCGTGATTTGTTTGCGCATCGCCAGCGAACAGACAGGCTGGGTTGCAGCACGGTGGGTTGTCGCAGTGATGGCAGACGAAGGTAGGCCACCAGCCGTAGGCAAGATAGAACGCGAAGCGGTGAGCTCGGACCTTGCGATGCAGTCCTGATGACCAGTAGATGCCATAACCGTCCGGATCGCATCCACCAGTCCATGGCCAGCACTCATCAGGGCTTCCCTTCGCGATGTATAGGTCGAATCGTTCGGCCATCGGTACCGCATAGGCTACCGTACCGCGCGGACGTAGACCAAGCCAACGCCGCGAAAACCAACGCGCTCAGCAAGCGCTTGCGTCAAGTCAAACTCGCGGCCAGGAACGTATGGACCACGGTCAATAACACGTACCGTGGCGCAGCGTCGCGCACATAGCCGCAGACGCTTCCCGCAACGCATTGTCTTGTGAGCCACCCCTACCGTCTCTCGATACAGGGTGCCGCCGCAACCCAGTGGATTGCCGTAGAGCGAAGGTCCGTACCAGCTTGCCCATGCTGCCCGGTATTTGGCGGCTTGTGCCCTGTCGCTCACCAGGGCGGGTGTTGTGAGCGACAGGGCAACCAAAGCTACACGAACACGACTCATGGTCTGAACTCCTCCCGGCGACGACGAACGGCAGCCCTAAAGGCCGTCCCGCCTGAGCGTCTGTCAAGGACGGTAGCTCCGGGACGGGTGGCCTCGGCTACGGCTCCCATCAGAGACACCGCCTGTCGCGGTAGACCCAGGATTGGGTATTCGATGTACCACTTGCCTGCGCGGTCGTAGCGGACTATTTCCCCGCCGGCCGCCGTGATCGCATGGATTTGTCGATCATCGCTCATCGTGGCTTCCCCCACACGCACACCACCGGCTTCGAGCGGCGCTGATCATGCTTCAAATGCCACTGCTTCGTCAGATGCCCCGGCACGTAATCCAGGACCTGCACCACCGCGATCCTTGAGGACCGGCAGTACAGATCGATCGTGACGTACCCAACCTCCGGGATGTACTCGAACCTGAGCATGTACGACACGGGACCACAGTCGCCCCACTGGATGTTGCGGCCGTGTGCGCGGACCATGCAGTTGCGGGGCTGCGGTGGGTAGCAGTAGCCCTTGTGGAAGAACGACCGGTGGTCTGGGTGGTTGAGGATGCGGACGCGGCGTTGTTCACAGCCGTTGCTGGCGACGCGGGTGACGGCATCGATGACAGCGGGGTATTCGAGCTTTGGGGCGGGCTTGCGTTGCGCTTGGGCGGGCGCCGCTGTGATGGCGGCAAGGGCGAGGGTTGCGAGAGCGACACGTTTCATCGTCCACCCCACATCCGGCCGAACACGCCCGCCCTCGCGAGGAGCCGGCCAACAACAATGTTCTTCAACCTGCGCGGCGCACGCTTAGGATTCGCGATCGCGTGCAGAGTGTTCGAAAGCCGCGCGGCCCGATACAGCTTGCTGTGAAGGGTCATGCCGCCACCTCTGCTGTATAGGCATCCAGAACCGCTTGGGCAACCCGAATGGCGCGCCCAGGGTCCAGAGCCGCATCGACTGGATCGGTACTCGCGATCAGATCAAGCGCTTCCCTCATGTCTTCCGCCCACTTGAGTAGGTCGTAGATATCGTCGTTGGTGAGCTTCGTGAATTCCGCGACGCTTCGCTCTAGTCGGCGGGCTTGTTCGTTGGTATAGCGCAGTGCTGGGCCGATCATGGTTGGTCCCCTTCGTTGGTCAACGGAGTAGAGCTAGCGATAGCGACGTAGGTCACGCGCACCGGTAGCGCAGGGCAACGAGTACCCTGTGGCGTGTTGTGCGGCATCGTCTCCCGTAGGTAGCGCACGCGATCGTCGCGGCCGCACGCTGGGCAATGCAGGATCGTGACCGTTGCGGGTGGGGCGTGGGTCATGGGAGCCTCACGAACTCTTCCCAGAACCCCTCAGCCGACAATCCGACCGACCACAACCGATCAAGATGCACACCGTTCTGTAACACCAACAGCGGCCGGGGGTCCGGGCTATCGGTCAAGTCGTCGGTGCGGCCGTATACCTTCCAGATGTTGTCGCGGGTCCTTGCGCACGCTCGTTGCGCGACAAGGGTCCCGATCTCAGGATGCACAGCAGTCATCGGGTCTGCCTCACGCCAGGCCGACAGGAGTAGCACTGGCAATCCGGCCGGTGGTACTCGGCTGGGCCCAGTAGATCCTCGGACGACGGAAGCTTGGGCAACGCTCGCTCAGCAGCACGTTGCAGCCACTTAGATACGGAGCGGTCCTCAAGCTCAGCGGCCTGCTCAATCCGCGGCCACTGCTCATCAGGGAAATACACAGACTTACGAGGCATCGAGACCCCGCCGCTCCTGCCACTTGCATGTGCCACACCCACACGCATGTAGCGTGTAGCGAGCATAATTCTCGGCCTCTTCGCGTGTGTTATATCGAGGGCCTTCGTACGTATGGCCGCATGCACGCGTTGTAAAGGGCTGATACAGGTCTGGTCGCAGTTCGCGAGCTCCGTATGTCTGGGAAGTGCTCATATCAACAGTGTAGCAGATCGTAGGAGAAGATGGGAGCCATTCGAGCACAACTTTCGTCCTCTCAACCCCAACCACCGGACTCTTGCTCAGCCGCAAGCCGACGAACGCGGAACGTGTCACGCATCGTCTCGGACCCCGCATGCGGACCCGTCAGATACACGCATGTCGTTCCGTCATCCCACTCATGCTCAATCGCCACGATCCGCAGAGCATTGAACTCACCGGGCCAGTCGATGATGCGGCCTACCAGAGGATCAGTCATGCACTTCTCCATTCCAACCGGACTTTCGTTTGCTCGATGCCAACCACCGGACTCTTCCGCACCGACACAAGCTCCACCTCATCATCCGAATCATGCCGAATCCAACCCCCAACGATCCGGGCACCATCCACCGTCATCGACTCCCGCCACAACGCATCCAACAACGCCTCGGACAGCATCCCGATCCTGACGTTCTCAGCCTCAAGCCGCGTCCGCTTCGCCTCGAAGACCTCCGCGTACACGAGGAGTTTCCCGGTCTTCCGGATCGGCTTGTCCAAGTCCAGGTCATCGAGGGCGCGCATGAACGCCCACATCCACTTGCGTTTGATGGTGCTCTTGCGTGCAGGGTGGACCTTGAGGCGCTTGTCGTTCTTGGAGGGGGGGATGCCCCGCACCACGAACTCCACAGACACCAACGTCCCGGTCATCCGGCCCTACCTACCGATAGACTAAGTGGGCCCCGCGCGCTGTGAACGCCGGGGCCCAGACACCCGAACGTTGGAGGTTCCGAGTGCCCACCGAAGACTACTCCGTCTACCTGAAGTCGCCGCACTGGCGACGCCTCAAAGCCAGATACAAGCGCGAGCGACCGTGGGTCTGCCTCTGCGGCGAATGCCTCCTTCTGGATCTGCACCACAAGACCTACGAGCGCATCGGCCGCGAACGTCTGGATGACCTTCAGCCCTTGTGCCGCGGATGCCACACAACGGTGCATCAGCTAGAGCGTGAGGGTCAAGGGTCGCTCGATACGGCAGTCCTGTTCTTCTCGGGGCGTGCAGATGCATATGCACGCACGCGAACCGATGGCAGGCATCCCAGCAAGAACGTTGGTCGGGACTCTGCCTATGAGCCCAAGCCACCGCCTCCAATCCCACCGGCAATGACGGACTACGAGCGAGACATCATCGCCCGCGTGGTCGCTACTGGTTCGCTTCGTCGCTCCTGAAGTCATGACAGATGCGGCAACACGACCGCCAGGGCCTTCAACCCAACCATGCCGCCGCCCACCACCACGAACGGCATCAACAACTCACGCACCACACGCGGAACCCGACGACGCCGGGAACGCCTGCGCTTAGGCCGGCGCGACCGGTTCGCTGCGCGACGCTGCCTATCCGCCGCGTCATGGCAAGGCTTACAAAGCACCGTCAGATCCTCAGGACGCTCAGCCCCCAAATGCTCATACGATCGATGATGGACGTGCAACGGACGCCCCGGCGCCTTCCCGCAGCCGCAGAACTGGCAGCGGAAGCCAGCGCGCTCCAACGCTCCGCGACGTATGCGCCGCCACTCAGGCGAAGCGAGATGACGGCGGTACTCGACGCTGTGGCGTCGCCTGCTAAACATGCGGCTCATGAGCCGCATGCCATTCGGCCCATGACGGCGCAGGCCTACCCGCAGGATTACAGCAAGGGCATGGTCCCCAGACAGCGTTACCGTGCTCCCACCACAAGACGATCTCGCGGTTATCAAAGCAGTGCGTACAGTCTGTGTGCTCAGCCATCAGAGCGGTCTGTTCTGCGACGCTGCGACCTTGGCGCCATTGGAGAAGGGGAACGCTCATGTCTGCTGCTCCTGCTTCGCGTCGTGCTCTAGCCACGCAAGCACTCGCCCGGCCAGCTCATACAGACCCTTGGGACGACCTAGCGAATCCATCCCTACCCGATCAGCAGCAGCCTTGATGTTCGCCATCCGCTCCCTTGGGTAATCGGGCGCAACATCAGCTTCGTACAGATCGGCGTGCGCCGCGATCTCGAACAGCACCGCGGCCCTACGCGCCCCAGCATCCACACTCATGGCCGGGCCTCGAACTCGCGCAGCAGCCAGTCGGCAGCAGCAAGAGACGGGTGGGTATGCGACCCGATCTCAGTCGTCGCCTTGAGCGCATCCACGATCTCGTGAAGAAAGGTCCGGGCGCACACACTGGCGGCCAAGCCCAGCCGGGAACGATCATGCATCGCATCCACAACCTCAAGCACGCCACCGCCCGCTCGCTGTGCTTCCCGTGCCGCCTTTGCCGCTTCCGGGCTGTAGGGCTGTCGGCTAGTGGTGCTCATGGCCGTGGCTCGTCTTCATACGCGGCCCGTAGTCGATCAACCGTTGACTCGCCACCCAACGTAGGGCCAATTTCCCGAGCCCGCCGACGGATCTCCTGTTCGCGCTCAAATTCCACCGCTACTGGATCGCCACCCTGATGCACTGAACGCGTCAGGGCCTCGACCTCAAGGCCGACGCGCTCATACTCAGCCTGGTCCAACTCATCGCGCAGCGCCCTATCGATGCGTTTCAGCAGGTCACGCGAGATAGCGATGGTGGTCATGGTGTCCCCTTCGGTTCGTCGGTATCCGTGATCTGCTGGCCACAACCAGCGCAGCAACCGTTGTCCAACACGACCGCGCGACAGTCGCAACCCGTGGCCCGCAACGCCCGCTCAACCTTCACGGACGCCGGCACAGCCAGCTTGTCCAGCTCGTTACGCTGCTGCTCCGTACGGCGCGCATGGTTGTGGCGCAGCTCGTCGGCGTCATCGGCACGACGAGCCGCAGAAGCCCGCGCCCACGCCGCCCACCTCGCGTCATCGATACGGTCCTGCTCATCCTGCTCCGCGAACTCGTCATCGGTCATCGCTGGGCCCCTCGTTTGCGGATGACTTCGTCGTACTCACGAATCACACGCGGAGGCCTAGGACCATCAAGGCGGTCCAGCTTCTCCCAAGCGGCGCGACGCATGAACTCGCCCACAGACAGGGGACGGCCCGTTGGGGCTAGCGTTCGCGCACAGTAGTCGTTGACGGCATCCCTCAGATCATCGGGGACCAAGACGTTTAGTGGCTTCATGCTCCCTAGTATTGCACATGCGCATCAACATGTGTAGACTTCTGCGGCATGGCATCTACAGACCATCCATCCCGCCGACTCGACTGGGTCCTGATCGGCTTTGGGGGCACCTACGCCACCCTCCCTGTCGCCGCACTGATCTGGTGGCTGACATGACCGGCCTCAAAGGGTCGCTGGACGACGCGTACGAACACGCTGTGAAGCTGCGCACTGCACTACTGGAAACGGTCTACAGCACCGAACATCTGGGCGGCCCCACACTAGAACTAGGCGACATTTTAGGACTAGGCGACATTTACGACGAGGTTGATGATCTCGCGTCGCGTATCGACAACCTCCGAAACCAACTCAGGACGTGAAGCCATGACCACCCAGACAAGCCGATGGGTAGCACTCGTCGATGACGCCGTACACGAGATCAATATGCGCTGGGGAAACGCGCTGGATGACTCCGACGAACCGGACACTGAACCAATGGAGCAGATCATGGTTCGCGAGACTGCCGAAGCGATCCTCAGGCCCCTTTTCGCTGATCAATTTAGCGCTGAAGAGCTGGCGATCATCGCTGAAGCCCTCCGCGGCATCCGAGAACTCCTAACACACACCCCAGCCGGCGGGTGCACGAGCGTCGACACGCTACGCGACCTCGAAATCAAAGCCGCGAGCCTCGCGTTCTTGGACGTGAGCCGCGATGACTAACCTAGGCGTCGTCGCCGGGTTCGCAGCCCTTTTTCTGCTCCCGTACGTTCTGCTGGCTATCGCAACCGCTTGGGGTGACGATGACGATGGCCCGGACGATTGGCACTACGGCTGACACACGCGCTCGGGCTGAGATGCCTCAAGCGCCCCACGGTCCCGGCAAGCTGAGCTGATCAGCCACGCCGGGACCGTCGTCGTTCAACGGGATCCTAAGCCTGTGCGCGCAATCCGCGCAAAAGCCAGACCGAGTAGTGCTCGCAATCACAAGCGCGGGCGGTGGTAGCGAGCAGTCCTGCCCCGACCGGCACATAACCTGCACGATCTCCCGCCACGGCGGTACCCAATCCGAACCGTACCTCATACGCTCAACGGCATCGTGCCAGCCCACGCATCCCAAGCCGCTGACACCGCGTTAGACCCGGGGAACAAGTCATCCAGATCATCGGTTGGGCGCAATCCCATCACGCCGAATAGCCACACCGACCACTTCTCAGGCTTCGCGCCAGTCAACCCTTTCTGAAGTGTGATCGACTCGGCAATAAAGTCCCGTGTAGGAATGGCGCCCGGCAGTCTGTCGGCAACCTTGACGATCACGGGCTCCCACGCGTACGCAACCCGCACGTTGCGTTTGAAGGCAGCGAACGGCTTGACCCACGACAACACGCGGATATCGCTGTCCATCAGACTCAATCCTTGGTCGCGGCAGTGGTCAAGGCAAATGTGTAGCGCTGGGGAATGGAGGCAGAGCGCCCAACAGTCATAGCTCATCAGTCGTTGCACAAGTTCGCCGTGATCGACTTCGCCCGCGAAAGCTGGATGATCAGCGTAATGCTTCGCTGCCTGCCCAATGTACGGTGGATCAGCGATCGCACCACGCAACTTCCGGTCTTGACTGGTTAGAGGGTCATGACCAATCATCGCAGCGCCTCGATCACGGCATACGCTTGGTCGCGCTCGAACTCCCGGAACCGCACAAGGCCCTCCAACTCCCACACCCGGCCACGCAACCACGCCAACAACTCAACAGCATCAAGCTTGTCCATCTCCTCCCACACCACACGCTCCACGGGTCCCAGATACATCAGGACTCGCCCCGCGCGGCTCTGCAGCGCGCAACAGCGTCAGCCGGCGCCCGCTTACAGAAGTCCTCAAAGGAACCAGTAGACCCATAGATGCGGTCAAACTCATCAAACCGCTTCCGCGAACCATTCTTCCGCTTGACCTCAAACGCATCGAACGCCGCACCATCCACAGCAAGCCGGCACAACGCAACACGCGCCTTCAACGACTTCCCCCACTTCTCATGCACCAAGAACGGCTCAACCAACCAGAAGCGATCATGCGACCAACGGGCACGCGGATGCAGACAAGCCCGCTTCCAATACGCAAAAAGCCAACGCCCCGCTTCCCAGCATGGGTGTTCTTCAGCTTCTTGGGCTTTGTCGCGTTCTAGCTCGCGGTAGCGGACAGCCCATCCTCTGATCGATCTCTCAAGGCCCGCTATCTCGTCCAGCCGGCGTTGGCAGTCCTTGCATGTCGGAGCGATGACCTCGCCGTGCTCGTCGTGCTCAACGACCCTGAGGTGCCGCTCTGGTTCAGGCATCTGTTACACGCGCGCGAGCTCGTTGACGCTCAGGCAACGCATCACGCATCCACCGCTCAGCAAGAACCCGCGTCGCATCCGAGCGAGGATGACCGCACTCCACCAACACCGCTTCGACCACATCAACAGCCTTTCGGTACGACACCTGCCTACCGCTCGCCCGGGGACGAAGGTCAGGACGATACGGCGCACCGGCCGGATCATGGCGCGAGCGATACGCAGCCATCCGGCACGCATCCGAGCAGTACTTCGCATCAGGCCGCTTTCCCTTGATCCGACGCTTGCACCAATCGCAGCCCCGCACAACGGGCTGAGTTTCGTTCTGCGCCGTCACAAAGACGTTCTGCGCGGAATCCATGCAAATTTCGTCCACGGCTATCCCTTTCCGGTCTCAGCGTTCCCTGGCCACGTCACGCGCGAGAACATAATTCGGCGCTGAGCCTCCGCGGCCGCCATCGATTGACGCAAGCGGCCCTCTAGCTCATCAAGTTCGTCGTCGTCCCATTTCCGCATGTAAAGCACCTTGCGGTACTTCTCGCGCAACCGTGTTTGGATGTGCTCGCGCTTCTCATCTAGCGACTGGAAGACCTGGGCGCCAGCGATGCTGTTGCACTGATGGCACGAGGGCACCGTGTCCGGCATACGGGCGAGCAGAATCTCAAGCTCGCGACTGCCTTCCATCATGTAGCGGAACGCGCGCGGGACTACGTGGTCGCGTGCCTGCGCTGGTTCGCCGCAGTACTCGCATGAAGAGGCGGACTCCGATGCCTCCTTGCATCCGCTACAGCAGTAGCGACCACGGCGACGTTCGCCTAGGTTGCTGTAGCACCAGATGCATGTCCGGTATTGTGCGTCAAGCATGGGGGGCCACACTCCTCCTGTGCCGTGGCCCCGACGTTTACGGCGTGCGGGGCCGTTCCTTTGGTGGCCTCGGATCCTATGGCAGGCGCCCGACAGATCCGTTTCGCGCGCCGCGTAACAGTTACGCCTAGGTCGCATCAGCCCGGAGACTTGTCTACGTCAACACGCCTGATCACAGCGCGAGGGTTCTTCTGCCCACGCCGCCAATCCTTCGCGTCCGACCAAGTCTCGCCCGTGTACCTGACCTCCCCGTCAATCTCGACGGTGTACACCGACACGACCGTTCGTGTCGATCCAAGGGTTTTCGCGGCCATCGCTATACACTTCCCTTCGGTTGGTCATCGCGGGGCGCTTCTGGGAGGGGCGCCCCGCCTCGTTCATGAGTCTTTCAACCGCAGCAGCGCGATCAACTCATCAGCCGGCAACGCCGCATACCACTTGCCCAAGTTGCGCCGAAACGCGACCACCGGGATATCCAATGGCGACGACTCCGCCTCAGCCTGAGCAAGCGCAGCCCAAATGTTCAGGGACTCCACACGCTTGATCTGCCAATGAACGCCATTGACGGCGAGGACATCGCGTTTGTCGTCGCGGAACTGATCGATGTTACGGGCCGCTTCCGGCCAGTACGGACGCAGATGCTTGTTGATGAACTCCTGCTCCGCTTTCTTGCCCTTTTGCCTACTGTTCAAGGGACTCATGCAGCATTCCGCTCGCGCTTGCGGACCTGATAAGCCCGCTGATGAGCTGCCATGCACTTCCGGCAGACACGCTGTCCGTTGCTTGCCCGATAGGTGTTGGCTTCATCGAACGGATGACCACGCTTGCAATGGGTCTTCAGTGCATTGAGCGCAGACGGGGAACGGCTTCGGCGGTTGTTCTCCCGAGCCGTAACCGGCTCTAGATGCGTCGGATTGACGCACGATGTGATTCCGCACAAATGGTCGATCTGAAGACCGTCAGGGATCAGCCCAACATGATGTTCGTAGAACGCACGATGAGCAGGTATTTGCCGTCCATCCTCCATCCACATCTGTCGGTATCCACGGCGTGCCGGCTTCTTGTGATAGATCCAACATGCCGTCTTGTAGTCGTGGTCCTCAACGTCGTAAGCATCGAAACCCAACCACGTTGCCTTGCGCGAGTTGATAGGGCTCACCCGATGCGCTCCAACCGCGCTGACCGTGGGCGCCCATAGAACTTCACGATGTAGTGCGTCATCGACAGCTCCCGCATTAGCTCAACGAACCCCAGGGGGAGCCGCTCGATGCCGACGCGTAGCTGTCCACTATCAAGTTTGCCGTGGTGCCCTCCGTTGCCCTGGGGGCCGCCGCAGCACCACACGAAGGACCGCGGGTCAGTGATCGCCTCCGCATGGCCAGCTCGCCTCAGTGCCTGACGTTTCACGAGGTGAGCTCGGACTAGCTGCCCATCGCACGGGCCAACATCCCAGTCCGCGAAGAAGCAACGCGGCTCAGTGGCCATGCGCTCAGAACCCCTTGCGGCCGTGGAGATCGGGCCGATCGCGGTTCTTGCCGACCTTCGCCCACACCTCACGGTCCAGGTTGATACCTCGCCATGCCGCGTAGTCGAGCGTGCGGATCAGTATGTCCGCGATCTCCTCAGCCTCGTTCGCCTGATCGTTGTTGCGTAGAGCGTCCTGCGCCTCACAGACCTCCGAACAGATCAACAGCAACTTCTCTGACGGCAGGGACGGATTGACCGGCCTGCCCTCCACATCGCCCGTCACCGGATCCTTTACAACGAGTCGTTCGCGGTCGTAAAAGCCTTTGGCGCGGTTCTGCTCATGGATGCTGCGCGCCATGTCATCCAGCGTCATCGGATAGCTCATGCGATCAGTCCGTCCGGGCCCTCGTAATCAGCGTCCTTCGACGCCAACCACGACTCCCAACGATCCCTCACAACCGCACGACGCTCCTCACGAGCATCCCAACTCTCATCCGAAACGCACATCGGGTCGAACAGCTCAGCGAACGACACCACACCATCGGCGTCATGGACCGCCATGAACGGGGACGGCCCCTCAACAACCACCGCTCGCAGCGACAACCCAGGGATCGGACGCAAGCTGCTCATGCCGCCACCCGCGCCAACCGGTCACGCACCTTGCGCTCATGCATAAACAACCGCTGACCGATCTCCCGATGCGTGAACCCCAACGCCCTGAGCCGCGCTACCTCAGCGTCGACCTGCGCTGACGCACGCGCCCGCTGGTCCTTCTTCGAGGGCTGCTTCTTGGGTCTCTCGTGGGCGCCGCACCACCCGCACTCCCCGTTGTTCAAGCGGACAACCCAGTCCCGGCAGCTCCCACACCAGCTAGTGATCGGTGACCCGCGAAACCCACCGCGGCCCACACGCTCCTTCGTAACCGTCGCCATCAGTCCGTCCCCTTTCCATCGTTGATAACCAGCCCACCGTTCCTGGCGGGCGGAGTCCCTAACTACGCAACTGCAAATCCGTGGCCGCGAACGTCAACTGCAAACCTGCTTCCGTCAGTCGGGCCGCGAACTGATCGCGATCCCGATCGGTCTTCCAGCCATCGATCATGGCTACACGAACCTCATCGGCAACCAGCCGTGCGTCCATGATCTTTCGCAACGCATCTTCCGTGGTCATGCTGCCACCTTCGCGCGCTGATTACGACGACGCGCAACATTCACGCCGCCACCATGCGCAGGCCGCGGCTCAAAACCAGCAGCAACGAGGGCGGCGTTCCAAGACCCCCACGCCCTAAAGACCGTGTTGAACCAAGGCCAGCGTCCATAGGCCAGCCGGAAACGATTAGCGCGATCAGGGTCGCCTAGATCGTCAGCGCGATGAGGGTTCCAGTCCGGCTCGGCGGGCGGCTCGCCATACAAGGCAGCCCATTCCCGCATCGCCGACACGACCGCCTCACGCGTCCAGATCTTGCGATCAGCGCCGTTGTGGGCGTTGGCGCACTGAACGCATCTCACGGCAGCATCCGGGCCGCGACCACCGCTGCCGTTCAACAACGTGCCGCAATCCACGCACGGCACGCTGTACTTCGTCTTGCGACACCGCTCCGAACACCACTTGACCTCACGACGACAAGACGGACCACGCAGATGACGCGGCAACAGAAGGTTGTGGCAACCCCGGCCCAGGCACGTCGTGATCATGACCGCCCCGCAGACTTAAGGAGGGCCATGCCGATCGTTGCCCGGTTCTCCAAAGTGCGCATCGCGACTTTCTGAGCGTTGTGACGCCCCTCAGCGTCAGACAGACGCTCAAACAGATCGTCAGGCTCAAACGCAGCGACAAACGCAGCGGCCTTGCGAGCATCCGCGTCGCTGCCCGTAGCCTTCACGCGCGCGAACGCAAACCGCTTTTCCCAAGCGCGTAGACAGCGAGCAACGTCCTCGGCGGCCTGCTCGTATTCATTCGCGCGTAGACCCATGTCTTGCTCAATGTCTTGTAGCCGCTGCTCAATTTGAGCCGGCGTCAGGGTCATGACTCGATGACCTCGCCGCGCACGGCCTCCTCCTTCAAATCCCTGATCGACGGGGCAGACACCGACGCGCACGCCGCCAACTCCGCAGCCGCCTTCGGATCAGCCACCGTCAACCGACCAACCAAAGCCTTGATCTGCACCGCATCAGGCTTAGGCTTCAGCGGAAGAGCCCGGTTGTAATCCGCGCGCGAGATCCTGAAATCATCCAACAGCGCCTTCAGGACACGCTGAGTCTCCCCCAACGGCCAGTTCGTCGTCTCCGTGACCTTGAAAACGAACCCAGCTCCACGGCTCGTCCCGATGCCGTACCGCTCGCGCATCTCCGCACCAATCGCGTACCGAGCAGCCGTAACCTCACGACGCAACTCATCAACACGCGCCTCAGCCTCAAGGATCGCTCTGTCCGACGCCTCCCGGAGCGGTACGAGCTCGCCCGTGCCCGGCTCAACGACACACACGTCAGCCCCTTGATGAACCACGGGAAGCTGAGTCATAGCAGCGCCCCCGCAATCATCGCACCGGCCGCTGCGAGCCCGATAAGGCACCAGACAACTATATTTAGCCAGACGAGCATCATCGCGCCGAGCGACATCCACAGCGTCATGCTGTAGCTAGAGATCATGCCGTCACTATCGGGCCTCGTGACGTAGACCGGAAGGGAATCCATGAGACTCATGACGACGGCCCCGGCTCATCGGCGGACACAAGCGCCATCTGCGCCGCCTCACGCTTCCGCTCAATCCACTTATCCAAGCGATTCTGCTGAGCAACCGAGAACCCAGCGACAACCTCAAGCACCGCCACATCATCATCAAACGCATCCTCAGGCCAAATCCGGCCCGTCGCGTGCTGAACCGCCTTACGCAGATCATCCCGCAGGATGCCCGCACTATCGGCGTTCAGGATCAGAGCCGCGGCGGGACCCTCCCCGATCGGCTTGGGGTCCTCATCCTTAGCGGCCGGCACCACAGACGCAGGCTCAGGCGTCTCCACCTCATGATCACCCTGCGCCCCATCAAGATCACCGTGATCCAACGGCACGCCAAACGCCTCGCTGCCATGCAGATCAAGCCATTGCGCGTACACCGCACGCAACTGCTTCTCGCCCTTCGGCGTAATCTCAAGCGTCAACCCATCCTTCGTACGCTTCTGCTTGACCGTCCCATCCTCCGTCGACAGAATCATCTTCGGGATCGCGTACAGCGAAACGCCAACGCCGAACTTGACGGCGGCGCGCTTCAACGCATCGGACACCAGGCCCTTGCCTTCGCCCTCGCCAACGTCGTGACGGGTGATGTCATCGACAGTGAGGTGGCACCACATCTGCCGGTTACCGATCGGGGTGTACGCATCGGTCCACAGATGTGGGCAAACCCGGTTGAGGCGTTCGATCGCTAGTCGCGCATCGATGTACGCCACGATCAAGCCACCCGTCGGGGTGTCCTTCGGCCACGTCGCCTGAACCTTGAACTTCACGGCAGCCGGCGTAAACGGCCGACGCAGAAACGGTGCAGCGTCCTTGAAGGAATCCACGGGCAGCTCAAGGCGCTCCGGGATCTCGTTCAGGCTCTTCGGTGTGTCAGGCATCGTGCCCCTCCCGCTTGACCGTGATCGTAAACCCATCCGCATCCGCACCGTCAAGCTTCGACACCCACAACGCATCCTCAATGACTTCCGCAAGCGTTCCGTCGTCAACGCAACGCACATCTTCGAGCCCGTTGAAACGGCGGATCGTGACCTTGCAGCACACACCCACATCAGGAACCGTGCTCATGCCGGGACGCCCTCGTATTCAGCAGCAAGCTCGTTGAACATGAACGGCTCACCGGACTCGGTCGGCAGGGGCTTGATCCCGTAGACCATCCCGCCATAGCCGTCCTCGCGAAGAGCGATAACAGTGCAGCCCTTGACCTGCGCGAAGTCCTCAACGCCGCACGCGCGCATGAGACGGATGATCCATTCCATGCCGTATGCGGTGCCGACGCGACCTAGGAACTTGCCGTTCTCGTCGTGGCGTGGACCGTCGAGCGAGTATCCACCCGCACCCTGACCTGACCCGCCGTAGTCCAGATCAATTTGGCACGTGAAGATGCCGTGGCTTTCCCAGCCCAGTTGCACGTTGCGGATCTTCGCGATCTGCTCCGTGTAGTTGGTGCTCATGCGTTCTTCCCCTTGGTTTCGTAGGAGACGGAAACCCCGCCCCTTGCGGAATGCGTCAGCTCCGGCATAACCGCTAAGCACTCAGCGATCACCTTGTCGGGCTGACGGCGATCCCTGAAGATGCGACGAATAGCGAGCCGCAAGCGTTCCGTCTCAGCGTCGGGCACAAGCAGCGACCGAATGCGGTCGTGTCGCGCGCCTGGAATCGGCCACGCACCCGATGAGCTAACCCACCGCGCAACCGTGTTGATGTTGACCCCAAGCTGCCCGGCAAGCCACTTCTGGGACCTCCCGGATAGCGCGAGAAGGGTCCTAAGTTCGTCGGCTTCCATGCCAACTATTCTATACACAGTGCTAGGGCAGAGTCAAGGGCTCTTCTGCTTCAAAGCGCGATCGCCGATCACACGCACCGCGTCCAGCTCAACCGGCGTCAACGTGCCGAGCACCCCAGCACGCCGAAGCAACACCGCAACGACGAGCTCCAACTCGTTTACGCGACGCTCCAAAAACCCGATGTCCTGCAAAGGCGTCATCGCTCCACCGGAATCCCCATGACCGTCTCAACGCCTCCCGAGAACGAATGGTAGAAGTATGGACGAGCCTTCAGCACCTCGCAGTAGTCGGCGGGATGCATCAACAGCTCAAGCTTCGTCTCGTAGTCCCGGGGGTCGGCGACAACCGAGCCTCCCGGAACCATCATCAGTCTGCCGATAGCGCGTGCACGCTCAGGAGTGATCGGCACCGACACAGGGGACCCCTGCAACGCATCCACCGTCACGCGGATATGCACGATGCGCTGGTACCCCGTCATCTCAGCGTCGCATAGTTCCCGGTGGATCAATTCGAAAGGATCGCTCATTAGAGCTTGACTCGCTCCTTAGCCGCCGCCCCGTGGATCGCGCGATGCCGACGATGCAGCGTCGTGCAAGCCGTGCTCTTCGTCTTATCCGCGGGAGCGCAACGCCGACGCTTCAGCTCCGCGTGCGTCGCCTTGTTACGAGCCCTCAACGAACGAGCACGCATACACCTCGCATCGCAAGGAGCGATCGCGATCCGCGACACAACCGCGCTGAAGCCAAACGGTCCGATGTCGTGATGACCACCCCAACACGTCCCGCCATGCGCGTGCTGAACAATCCCAGACCGCGACGGAGAACACCCACTGATCCGCCCAGTGCGACGAGGGATACCCGTACGCTTCGCGACCTGGGCGACGACGCTCCGCAGCTTTGCGTACCCAGCCGGCCCAAGATAGTTCTTCTCCCGCCCGGTCGCGATGATCTCATAGGACACCGCCCACGGGTTGCCGCCACCTTGCGTCCAAGCCTTCGCCTCGATCGGCACGATGTACGCGCAGTTGCCCTCCGCATCGATGACGAAGTGACTGCTGGCCTGCGAGCTGGACCGGTTGAAGAACGCCGTGATGCCATTGACATCCGACCACCCCGGCCGGTTCGGGCTGACCGTGTAATGCAGGACCTGCACGGTTGGCCTGACGCCACGCCGACCGGACTGGTTGCGAACAAAGCTTGTGCGGCATCCCTGGAACCCAGCGGAAGCACCGGCCGTCGGCAAAGCCTCGGTGGTGCGCTGGTTCTGCTTCAGCTTGCGCGCATTCTCAGCGAGCACCAGAGCCGGGACGTTCGCGGGAGTCTCATCCTTCGCGGCTGTGTGATCCGCGCTCTGGACAGACACACCATCGATCTCTTTCGCCGCCTCCCCCGTCAGCGCTTCCTCTGCCTGCTCAACCGCCACCGCCGGGACCTTGAGCGTCCGATCCGGGGCCTTGTCAGCGTCAAGGCCATCGACTGGGACTGTGACCACCTTCGGCGCGTCCACTTCATCGCCGGCAAGGAACACGAAGTACCCAGCGAGCGCGACACCGATTACAACGAGCGCGACAAGCAGAAGTTTCGGGCGCATCACAGCATCGCCTTGCGTTCGTCAGCAATCATGATCGCCTCAGCATACGAAGCCCACTGCGCACGAACCCCCGAAGGCAACGACCGCCACGAACTCGGTGCTGGCTGCTCGCGCTCAAGGAGGCTGCAAGCCCACCCGTGATACAAATCCTGCGCCAGCGTGTCCGTGCTCATGGCTTGCGCTCAACCGGAGCGGCCTTCGCGCCATAGCCAATCCCGAACGTCCCCAAGCCAGCCGCGATAGCGGTCTTCCCCTCAACATCAAGGCCCGCGAGGATCAGCGCGATACCCGCGACGATCCCGACCACGCCCGGCAGCCAAACCTTCTGAGAAATTCCGATGGTCTTCATAGTCCCTTTCCCTTGCTAGTCCCTGGGTTCTAAAGTGCGCTCGGACTGCCGGGGACTACAACAGCCCGAGCGCAACACTCATTCTGACGGAGTATCGGACGGCCCCTCACCCAGCATCGCCATCGCCGCGCGAACGATGTCCCAATCCGCTTCGAGGACATCAGCGACAGGAACCAGGATCTCGATCGTGTGCGCCGCGTCCCAATCCAGGAACGCGCGTTCCGCCGGCGACAGGGCCCTGAAGCACCGGGTGCAATGCCCACCCAGCTCACGAGCCGGCGCTAGGCATCGCTCGCCATCGCGGATCGTGACACAGCACTGATCCTTGCGAAGGCGGCAGCTCATGGCTTCGGCGTGCAGTAGACATACGCCACCGGGCGCCAGCGACGCGGCAAGTTCAAGCGCCAGCCCGGGTGTGATCGTCGCCAAGCGTTCCGCGCCCGATCCCACGACTCGCCATCCGCAGAGAGCTCCATGTAGACCAGCTCCATATCCACCGCACGGGGATCGGGTCGACCGTTGTCGTCAACCACGCTCAGACGCCGAGCAGCTTCGATGAGGGGCCAGCCAAACGGGCATCCGCCGCGGGGGAACTCATCAAGCATGTAGATGCCCTCGCCCTCAGGGTCCAGCAGTTCCATTGGAGGCATCACAGCAACCGCCGCTTCGACTCGTCAACGACCTCGCCCGCAGGCACCACCGCCATATGCACGAAGTAATCCCGGTCAGTCTCAGCAACCCCAGTAGCGGGCAGCGAGCGGCGCAAATCTTGCGCGAGCTTCGTTAGGTCGGTGACGATCGGCGACACCATTGGCGCTAGTCCCCTTTCCATTCGTGGAAACGCCTAAGCCCAACCGACCATACGCCTGCTGGTGGACAGACACCATCCATCATTCGTCCAGAAACTAGCGGGAGCCCACCGGATCGGGACCAGTGGGCTCCCGCCTCTCTCGCTGACAGCCCCCGGTGGGATCAAGCGGAAGGACCGTCAACGCGCTTGGGGACAGGCACCCGGAGGATACCCAGCAACCTGGAACCCCGCAAACAGCATCGATAAGGGAGGAACGACTAGCGCCCGCCGATGTTCTGTCGACGGGCGCTAGTAGGATGCTTTGAAAGTTGGAACCCGCGCCGCTTCGCATCGGCCGGGAACCATGACACCTAAGGAGCTGACTCTCCCGATGTCCCACAAGTCTAACCGACGCAGCCGACAGGCAAACCGCAAGTCCCCGGGCCCCGTCCTCAAGAAGAACCGAGAGAAGCCGCCAACCAGCGCGCAACTACGGCTACTCCGCGCGCTACGCCGCGAACTCGGCGACGAAGCAACCGGCACCCCAGCCACACGCGAATGGGCAGCCAAAGAAATCGACCGGCTCTTCACGCGCAAAGGACGGCCCCGCAAACTCTCCCCGGCCGCCAACAAGAACGCCAAGGCAGTCGTCGTCAGCATCGCCCGCGACAAAGCGACCGAACGTCTCAAGCTTGAAGTAGCCGGCGAACAAGCCGAACTCAAACGCCAAACCCGCGAACGGATGGCTCGTCTGTAACGGCCAGGTCGACAACGCCCCGCGAGGGGCACCACGGCGGAAACCGCGAGTCCTAAGTCAAAGGGTAAGCGAGGAACGGCGACAGAGCCAGACCACCTTGGAGCAATAGGGGTCGCAGGCGGTCAGTCCTCGTGGAGAGATCTCGTCCGATGCGTTAGTGGTGTCTCCCTTAGGGCGCCTCAGCAGGCGTGCCGTACCCGGGAGGCTCTGACCGATGAAGGGAAGAACTACGTCCTCAACCAGCCCTACGAAAGGAACCCATGACCTTCCAAATCCTCCTAGCCTTCGACAGCGACGAACCCGGCCACAAAGCCATGCTCAGGGCCGGCGCAAAAATCGAGCGCTACACAGCCGCGATCAACGCATGGCACACGGGTTCGTGGGAAGCATTCGACCAGCTCGCGGATGACGTGCAAACAGACGCATGGCGTTTCCTCACTAACCAAACGTCAGACCGCAGCGCAGCGATAGCTGATGCTGAGGGAGTAGCGGAGCTTCCGCTGTACCCCGTCAAGCGCGCACAGCCAAAGCGCACATGGGTTCCGCACGCCACACACAGGGGTCGCAAGCTCGATGACATCCCCACCGTGGACTACGTTCACGCGCTCACCGGGAAGGACGTAGACATCCGTCGCCCGTCGTGCTGCCCGCTACCCGACCACGACGACAGCACCGCGTCCTTCCACGCGTACGAGAACAACTCCTGGGTGTGCTACGGCTGCGATCGTGGCGGAAGGATCTTCGATTTCGCCGCCGCTCTATGGGGCATCGGGGGAGCACTCAGAGGCAACACATTCCGGTCGCTACGTGATCGACTACAGGAGATCTTCGGCTAGAACAAGCTGAGGGCCCGTCACCGGGGGAAGATGACGGGCCCTCAGGGGAACAGCGAGCGGCAGAACACAAATCTACACAACCCACCCGACAGAAACTACGGCGGCGCATCCACAACCGGGGGAGGCTGACAAACATACCCCGCCTCAACCGGCTGCGCCGCGCACGGAACAACCGGAGCAGGCATCCCAGGCGGTCCCTGCGGTCCCTCAGGCCCCGGCACAGTTGAATCCAAGCCATCCACCCCATCCCGGCCAGCAGGCCCCGGTGGCCCCGGCACAATCGAACTCACACCCGCGACCCCAGGTGTCCCCACCCCAGCCTCACCGGTAGCCCCCGTAGCGCCAGCCAAACCCTGCAACCCCTCGCGTACCTCAACAACGTTCTGGCGAATCACCCGCACCCGGCGTTCCGTCCGGATGATCTCCCGCCTGATGACCCGTACCCGCCGGTCAGCCCTGCGCGCCAACCGCTGAGCCCGCACCGACCGAGCACGCGAAGCCTCCACCCGCGACGTGTTCTCCCGCACCGCCTCGCGACTCGTTGTTGCCGTCCGACCAACCTCAGCGGTGCGATCCTCCAACGCCAAGAACGCCCCGACGATCAGCCCCACAACCACGAGCAGCGCCGCGGAGATCCGCAACGCAAGGGGCGCCCAAGAGGGCATCACTCATCCGGCGACTGCGAAGCAGCGTCAGCCGCCGCACCCGGCGACTCATCAACAGCATCATCAGCACGCTTCTGCGTCGCAGCCAAATCCTTCGCGACCACCGCAGCCGCATCCTCAATCCGCACACCCGACGCCTCCGTACGCTCCCGCGACTCCTTAGCCAGCTCACCAGCCGCCTCAGTACGAAGCGCCGACTCCACAAGCTCAGCCATCCGCTGATAGGTATCACGTGCAAGGTCGCTGTCCTTACGCGCCAACGCCCGATCATCCCGAGCAAGCTCCTTCACAGACCCCATCTGCGCCTTCATCTCCGTCATCTGCTCCTGAAAGACCCGGGCAGCATCGGCAGCCACTCGCGCCACATCTTCGGCCGCTGCCTTCGCGTTCGCTGCCGCCTCCCGATTCTCAATCGCGTACCTGCCGAGCTGGTTGATGTCGCTTCGGACTTGAAGGATGTCGTCCTTGAACGTCGACCCGGAGTCAGTCGAAAACTGTGCTGCGATGTCGTCTAGCACGGATTCCATCGCGTCGAGCTTCGCGAGATGCGGCATGAACTGGATGTTCGGCACGACATCCTCGTTGAAGACCGTCAAGCCTTTCGCGAACGGGATGATGACCTTCCATAGGAACGCTAGCGCACCACCGGCAGCCGCGATGTAGATCACCACGTCGACAGTGCCGCCGAGGATCGCTGCTGTTGATAGCCATTCGAGCATCGCGCACCCTCCTCCGACTAGCGTTGCGGACGCGTACTCGCCCACGCGTGAGGCTACGAAACCCCGGATGATGGACCATTCAGCCACGCCGCAACGATCCCAGCGATCACAGCGACGACCCAGCAGCCGATCACGACGGGCCAGCGATAGACCACAAACATGTCAGCCTCCTTGCCAACCAATCTCCAAACGAAATCCAAAGACATCCAAACACTTGGAATTCTTCGGAGCCGCTGCGTTACGGAACCCTCTTCGAGTACACGAGGTAACCGGGGCCACCACACTTCGGGCACCTCGGCCCCGGGCTAAACACACGCGTCAAACACGAGCTCGTCAGGCACAACCAAACGCAAACCAGACTCAAGGAGTGGGCGGCGGGATATCAGCAGGCTTGCCTTGCACCACGCAAGTATGGTGCATATCCCCATCCGGATCCGAACACGTCTGCGACAGGCCGGTCGCATCGGTAAACGAGAACCCCGCAACCGGTGGGCCAGCAGGACCCTGCGGCCCCGCAACACCCGGGACTCCCTGCGGCCCAGGAAACCCAAAACCAGGCAACCCAGTCCTACCCGGCGCACCATCCCGGCCAGGCTCTCCAGGCGGCCCCTGCGGGCCTCGTGGCCCCGTCTCCCCGATAGGCCCCGGACCACCCCGCAACCCCCGCGGCCCCGTCCGCAAAATCCCCTTCGTCACAAGCACCCGCTGCGTCCGCACCTGCACACGCCGGATCACCTGCACACGCCGAGCAACCCTGTCCGTGCGCTCAGCCACCGCAGCCGTCTTGCGATCAACCTTCTTCTTCGCGACAACAACCTCCCGCTTCGCCTCCTCCTGCCCCTCAAACAACGACGAGATAGCGAAGCTCAACGTCGCCGTCACAACCGCCGTCACCGCAACCAACAGCATCACCGACCGCCACGAAGCCGTCATGCCGGCCCACCCGTCAAAACCGTAGCCACGACCGTCGCGACCCCAGCGATCCCGGCCGTAATCATCGTCGTCTTCTGAGCCGCCGTGAACTTCTGGGCACCCGCGAGCTCATCGAGCTTGTCGCCCTGCTTGAGAACCTCATC